AGAAAAGAAAATGCTTTGTCAAGGTATTTCTTTAATAAATAATATCATGGATAATCAGGAATCTATAACCATGTTGGAAATGTGGCATTGGCGGGGTTGCAGTTTATTTCGTGCACCGTTTAAGGCACCTTCCCCAGAACCTTATGCGTTCCCGAACCATCGGTTGTCGTATCGATGTTTGACCCCGGCGCCGTTAGGGACAGATTAAAGGTATTCGCTCCTATTGCGGCAACGAAATAATGTGTCCCCGCCACCAGCGGAGTAGGCAAAGTGCCATTTGTCTGGAATAGAATCTCCTGATCATCGGAAAGACCATGCCCCACAATAGACACAATAGCCGGGGCGGCATGGGAAATCGTACAAACTCCATCCGTATCTGCAAGGTTATAGACGGCCACCGTGACGGCGACCCCAGGAACGGGAGGGACGGTCAAGGCAATAGTATCTGCCGCAACGGGCGTTTCTTCGATCTTCGATAAAACCGGGATCGCGATCGTCGGCACTCCAGGAACGGTCAAAGCAATAATTCCATTCCACGGCGTAGGAATGACAGGTGGATTCGCCGCCCTAAAGAAGATTTGCAGACATCGGAAAAGGATTTTGCCGGTTGAGAAATCGGGTTTGACAGAAATTACTCGCCAGATCGTGTCAGTTAGAGGATTCCCCGCTTGATCATAGAGGTGATCAGCGGAATAGGTAATGACATCCCCGACATCGATATACATCCTCTTTAATGTCGAGTCCTCAACCTCAATCTCATAGAGGGGACTGTTGAATTTTCCGACAATGACATCCTGGATCTTCTTAACGACGGTCACATTCCGGCACCAGTAGAATTGATAAGGGGTGCCCGGTTCCCGGACTCCATAGACCCCCTGAGAGATTCCGTCGGCGTGGGTCGAATCGTCTGTTGAATGCCGAAATTGCCCGTAAAGGTAACTGTATCCATAATTGCAGGGGCATTGATTCACGACGTCGGCGATTCGCAGATTTGCCGATACCAGATTCGTTTCCTGCTTCGGGAGGGTAGGACCGACGCCGGCGGAGAGCTGGTCAATAGTTCCATCATCTATTTCAAGACACAGATTTCCGGACCCGTCGAGGTATGCCGACCCGAGAAAAGAGGCCATCATAGACGTGATAATATCCCAAAGTGTGCCATCCTGATGGATAACTCCGGCGGCCACATAACTCCATTTGTCGAATATCTCTGAGGCAAGTGCCTTTTTTGTTGCCTCAAATAAAGTTGGCGTGAAATCATTTTCCGTAGTCAGGAAATCTTCAACTATGTCAATAATATTATCAATCAGGATCTCACCGGCCAAAGTGATCGGCTGAAATACTTTTCCTTTGCCCCGCGCCGTTATGACATTCGTTCCCTGACTTGCCGTGAAGGTAATCGTAGCTATATTATCCGTTGATAAATGGATTGCCGGTGGGGGAACGGGAGGTTCAAAGTAATCCGATGAATTGAAGGTATAATCTGCCGGATCGACCAGGACCCCGGCAGAATAGATGGCGGGTGTCTGCGCTGTGAATATAGGATGGCAGGCGTAGCAGTAGACATGATTAACCGTGTCGATGCAGGGGCAGACCCACACTCCTTCCGCTCCATCCGATAAATCGCCATAGACAACAGGAAGGAGATCCGCCGTATTCAACGGATTCGTATATCTTGAGGATCTGGGGAGATAAAACGTATCATCCAAAGTCATTCCGGTAGGACTGGCTGAACTCTTTTCGTCCGCCTCAATACTCAGGATTGAAAGGACCGAAACCAAGGAAATGACGCCCTTGAAGATGGTTATATGATTTACTGCGGCCTCGTCTTCAAAACCGACATAGATGGCGATGGGCCGGGACAGAAACGGCTCCTTCCCCAAAAGAATCGAGAAATAACTATCCGCATTATCCAGCGTGACGGAGATATGCTGCTGCTGTTTGCGGTTATAAGCGGCCAGAAGATCCGACGTTTTTGGATTCAGGGTGCGGTCAAAAGACCCGAATGACAGGACACGGGCAAGGCACCCCAGACTACCCGCAATCGCCGACGCCGTGATTACCTTTTTGGCATATACTCGATCCCCGAGGTGTGTCGTGATCTTCATGTAGATGATCGGGCTTTCGCCCCGGATGATCCGTTTATAGGTTGCGATGGGGACGTGATACAATTATTTCAATCTCCTTATTCTCATCACCACAAAGACTATGAAGTAGATGGCAAAGGCCGCCATTATAAGAATGAATTCATACATCAATCAATCGCCGAGAAGTCCATTGAAATCTGGTACGTCACCGTCAACTGCGCGCCGTTGGCCACTGCAACCGTGGGGGAGAGGACTGAACGCTCAAATAATGTACTGAATGGGTTGGAGTTAAAAGGTAAAGCATAGAAATGAAGACCCGCTTCCTTCACCGTGATAGAGCCACCAGAATTATTATTAAATATCCGGACATGAGTTGCTTTCCAGGTTGTCCCTGTATATGTCGCCACCGCTTTTATACTTGCTTGATAAGAAAGCAGACCAGCCGTTACCCCTGATTCAATAAGACCTATCAGTCCGTACTGCTCCACACTGAATGCCGTATCGCTCGTTCCGACCACAATTCCTTGAGCAGTAGAATTCAATTCCCCGAAATATCCCGTACCCGCATATAATTCCGCGTTCAGATATCTTCCGCATCCGTAAGTTGCCGATGAATATATGGTCCCGTCGACTTGCTTCTCTGACATTTTACCGGCACCAAACAAACCAGACGCATCTCCAGGAGAATCGGTTGTTATAGAATAGAACCAATTCCAAAAATTCCTTGTCCAGCTATGTCCTCTCTGGACATCATCAAAGGTCAGCACCCCATCCCGGTCATGCACCTTCAGGCCGATCATGATTTCCGGTGGAGCGGGGACCCTGAGTGCCCGGCACATGGATTTTAACTCGTCGAATTTTGCTTCTTCGATTGGGTTTAACATTTCATATCCTCCTTAATTCTTTGGTTAAAAATAAATGCATAGGTCTCTTTTGTTCAACAGCAAGAAAACACAGCGATTGTTATTGCTAAATCTCCGACCGAACGGAATTTGATTGTACGCGCTACCGGCTACCCACAACCCGTTGTCATTACCTCGCAAAGGAACCTCGTAATCCATATATGTCAAAAATGATGCAGCCACCATTGGGTTGGGCAGTGTTACTTCTGCCTTCCCTCCTACTGTCGGAACCGTAGGGACAGTCAGACCGGGCGGTGTTATAGAAACTATATGTTCGCACGGAACCTCCCTTAATCTCATGCGGTCGCGGCCACGAAAACAGAGATAGTTTGTCATTGATCATCCTTAATCCGTAATGGCATTCACGAAGCCCGAAATACTGATCATGTCTGCAACATCTGCAAATGCCTTGACAGTCATACCATTCTGCAATAACAATCCTGGAACAATCGGGTCCAATCCAGCCTTCAGTGCGATTGTACGAATAATATTGTCCCATGCATCCGCACTGCCAAACTCGATGGTCAAAATAACAACGCCTGTATGGTTGTTCTGCGCCCACAGCCAGATTTCATCAAAAGTCCCGGGAGTAGTCCCGGCCACGGCGGCGTGGATAGCAGTTCCTGGCGTTGAGATTGCCGATACCTTGATCGGCTTGCCATCCGTGCTTCCACTTAGTTTTCTCTTTACTGCTGTTGCCATAATAACCTCCTATGCATCCGCGAGAGTGTTCACGAATCCGGCCAACGTGATGACTTTTGTCGTCGCCGCAAATGCTGTAATAAGGGCTGCGTTTTGCAAGACGAAGCCGGGGACAATGAGAAATAGTCCTTTCTTGAATGGTATGGTCTGAACTATGATGTTATCTGGAACCAACACACCCCCGAGCTCAATCGTCAGCACCACATCTGCTGTGTGTCCATTGTAGGCCCACAACCAAAGTTCATCGTAGGTCCCCGGAGTGGTCCCAGCCACTGCGGTGTGGATCAAAGTCGCCCCGGAGGTATTGACCGCCGGAGATTCCACGGAAAGATTCGCATCTGCCACATCAACCGTATATGTTGTTGTGCTGTTATCCGGAATCACCGGAGAGGCGGCGACCAGGTAGAGGGGCGTTGTCGTCCCGGCCTTGGACATATAGACATTTCTTCCGGTCGCCATGCCTGAAGCATTGACAGGGATCGCAGACAGGTCTATTTTGTTATGCGTTCCATCAACAGTCCGTGCTACTCCGGCTGTTCCTTTTGTCGTCTCTCCCAGTTCGGTTATGAAGGTGACAAGGCAGGTATGTGCACCGTTCGTGCAGACGCCTGCCGACGTTGTCTGAAGAGCCGTGGTTGGCGCACCAGGAACGGCAAGGAATGTCGCGATAGCTCGCACAAGAATCGCCTTGCCATCCACACTTTTACTTAAAAGTCTTTTCAAGGTCGACATTATGCCCTCCTAATTGAATATCTGCGAAACAAGGAAGTCGCCGCCGCCGCCGCCGGGAATGGTGACTACAGTGACATCGTTTCCGGCATCATCCGTTGCGGTTACCCCGGCGCCGGCAAAACTCAACTTGGTCCGGGCGGTCAGCGGGGTGGTTTCGTCTTCTATGGTATGGCCGCCGCCTGCACCGCCCGCTTCAGCCCGGAACTCCACGCCACCCGCACCATCAGGTGCAAGGACAAGAGAGTCATCCATCTCGGCCGTTGGAAGGTCGAGGATATCCGCGACGCCACCCGGAGCGCCACCGTCTTTAATATGGTATCCGTCAGCATCAAAGACCGCCATGTGACCGTCGGTGACGGAGGCCGAACCGTAGACATCCCCTCCCGGCCCCGGATCTCCCTGGTCCCCCTTCGCTCCCGTCTCCAGCTCAAAGGCAAGCACCGCAGCGGAGGATGATCCCGTATTCGTGACCGTCGGCGGTGTTCCATTCGGTACGGCGGTGACAGTCCCCACGGCAACGGTGGCTGCGGCCCCCGGACTTCCGTTGGTCCCGTTGGTGCCATTCGTTCCATTCGTGCCGTTCGGCCCCGTCGGCCCGATTATACTTGTCGGCGATCCCCACCCGCCGCCTGTTTTCGGGCCGTAAATAGTAGCCGATGTCGTGTTGATATAGAAATCACCGTTGACACCAAGACCAGCTCCAGGAGCGCCGGGACCATTCAGGATAGTGAGGCCATCGACACCATCGGCACCCGGAGATCCTGGGGCACTCATTTGCCCACCGTATCCAAATCCATCCTTCGGCCAGGTCATAGACTTTTCAAAACCTCTGTGAGTTGAAGCGACATATCATAAAAATCCCTGGCCACATGGGTATGAGGCCATGAGGTTAGTTTCGCCATGATCACATCCGACGGCGTGGCTGAGTCGGCATTGAACCAGAACCGTTTGAAGATCCCGGTTGACGAACTTTCAAGGGTCGCAAGGAAGGCCCTTTTAAGTGTGACATCAGCGCTGGGCATCATTGCGAATTCATAAGACAGGGCTTTACTTTCGGCATAAAACCGATCCCGGTCAATGCCATAGGACGTGACATTGGTATCCATAAGGAATCCGGGCTCCTCGCCGAATCCGGCATCATTATAGTTTCTTGAAAGCTCCATGTAGGTTCCAAGGAAGAGCTCGCCGATTTCAATGTATGATCCTCCCGAGGCGTTTACGTTCAGAATCCAAGTGGACGAAGCGGAATCTGCTGCGGCGATATAATGCAGGATCTTATCCGCCGCCCAGGCTACCGTTTTTGCGCCATCCGCCCCGGTTAATGTGATCGTTGAACCGACGGGAAGATTGTGGTCATAGATGATCAGGGCCGTGGGTTTTTGAGACGCGAAAGTGATTGTTATCGTTTTCGCCCCCGTTGCGTCCAGAGTGCGGAAACGGGAATCGCGGTCAAAGTCGAGCATCTTTCCGGGATTATAGAGATTGATCCCCTTGAAATACCATTTATCACCGAGAACAAAGTCGGCGCCAGTTCCCGCCGCCCAGGCCACGTTGACGCCATTATTGAGGGTAAGCGTGGCAAAGGATGCCGTGACAATTCCGTCCCCGCTTTGCGTGGCAACTATCGGCACTGTCGCATATCCGGTCCCGCCGCTGGTCAGATTGACCACCGTGATAATGCTGCCAGATACGATATAAGTCCCAGTCGCCGGCGTCGTGCAGGGTCCGGTGAATATGAGGTTATAGGTCCCGTCGCCTTCCGTGCATGAGCTGTCGGTTATTGCCAGCGCGATTGTAGGCGTCATGACCCCTGTTGCATCCCATGTCGTGCCGCCGTCATCGGACCACTTGAAAGTGGATGATCCGGTTTCACCCGTACCCAGACCGTCAATCTGTACAACATATTCAAGATCGACGGGATAGGTAAACCCTCCAGAAGGTGTTAAAACAGCCGCCCCGGTGCCCTCTTTCAGCGCCGTCGTGACGACGCCGAGCTTCAGGGATGAAACGGCGATCATGGTTTCCGAGGTGATAAAATTATTTACTAAGAACCGGCACTTACTCATAATCAATATCCCAATTTATTAAGCTTGTATAGTATTGGATGGATCTTCACCGCAAATTCATTGAGGGCCACGCGGTCAATGACGGTCCCCGTAAGATTGAAATTGACCGTCACGCCGGCGCGGGTACTACCGCCCCGCCAGTCCTGAGCATCCTTCTTATTTAGCACCGCCTCTCCCTGGTGGGCACTGATCGGGAAATTGTTGTAGGGGACATAATCAAGGCCGTTCTGGGCGGAGAAGGCAAAGAAAGAGGATTGCGGGGCGATGCTGTTCATACCATTCCGAATTCCCGACAGATCGCCCGATTCGCCTTCAAAGGAAATGCCTAACGATCCGCCACCTCCAAAGATAGACTGCATTGCATAGTTGAATATCTTGTTTAAGGCCCACTTTTCGGCGTAACTTGTCGCCTTACCTTCTGCGTAATCAACTATGGCGCTATACCAGGGAGCCGCCTCCATAGCCCCCGCCCCGGACATTCCCGAACCACCCAGACCGTATGTCGCCGCCTCTCCTGCCCCGCCGCCCGCTTCCCCGCCCGCCGTACCTGATCCTGCCCAATATGTTGCCAAGGCCGCCATTCCTGCTGCGACTGCTTCTTGAAGTAAAGTTGCCTTACCCCCGCTTTCTATGTAGGTAATTGCGGCGGCTCCAGCAGCGGCACCTGCTGGACCGCCTACTTTACCAGCGATGGCGATGAGTCCGGCTGCAACAACACCCTCAAAAGCCTGCGCCCATCCACTGGGTCTATCATCATTAAGATATCTGGTAGTGGATCCATCGCGCCAGTATGTAACGAAATAGTCGCCCTCCTGTTCAGAACCATATATATATGGATTCACCGATTCTTCAGCGATTTGCTTATTCCATACATCCCCCGGACGATCCCCCGCGTTTTGCCCGATAGCAATGTTCGGATTAAAGCGCGCCCATTTCAAATCTTCAACATAAAGAGGCGAATCTGCATAAGCCTTCGCGGCGGATGCAAGAGTGGGCCACGGGACAAAACCAGCGGCATCGAATATGGTTTTATAAAATGCAAGAGTCTGTCTCCCGGTAGGGTCTGGTTCTGGTGAATAGACTCCGGTTCCGCCAGCTCCGTAAGTGTCGCCTGAATAATTACCACCCTCTTGATACCCCGGAATGTACCCGCCGTTGCGTGCGGCATAGGCCACTGATTGGTCGTGGGTCAATACCAGACCGCTTGATTTAGGGAAGATTAACTCCGGGCCTTTTTCCCCGGCCCAGAAAGGCTGTCCGGAGGAATAGGGTCCGCCCCGAGCGTGTTCGACATAGGCAACGTCGCTTGAACCCAAAGTGTTGCTGCTACCGCTGAAAAGATTTGATCCCAGATCCCAAACCTTGTTAAGAAGGCCAAACACGTCGGACCAGTTACCGCTCGTTACGGCCTTGAACGTCATTACGACGGCATCCGTTGCCGCATTAACGGCCATATTTGCAATGGTATCCGTGAACTTTTTCAGCATGGTATCCGTGAAGGATGTCCAGACGGCCTGAGTGTCAAAGGTGCCGGTTTTGAAACTATCGAACAGGACGGTGGAAAGGGCCGTTTTGGAGGAATCGCAGAAGGTCTTGAATATCTCATAGCCGGCCGTTCCGAAGGTCTCCGCATTCCGTTGCATTTCAAGGTATCCGGCATTTACTCCGGCGAAAAAGTCGTCGCCGGATTTGCCCATTGCAATGTAGGCTTTTTCCGTGGCGTCTTTTTTCTGCGCCATTACCTTTTCATAATCGGCACCATCAGCGATTTCCTTTGCCGCTTTCGCATCAATTTCTTTAATCGCTGCATCATAGGCTTCTTTTTCATAACCCCGGATATCCTTAACGAGATCCGAATTCAGTTTTGCAACCTTTGCGGCGTGCTCGGTATTACTTTTAAGAATGGCGGCATCGGCAACTACATGACTCTGGACAATGGCGGCGTTTATTTCCTCATCACTTTTCTTTGCGATCAATCCGTCTTGCTGTAGCTTAATTACTTTTTCGCCTTCCTTTGCGATAATGGCATTGACGGCCTTCGTATTTTCATCTTGCGCGAACTGGTTATCCTCTCGGACGATCTTGTCAAACGCATCGGAAGCTGTTTTCTCCGCCGCCGTCTCTTTCAGTTTCAGTTCCCCATATTTCTTCCATCCTTCTTCATATCCGGCTTCGCGGTCTGCTTCTATCTTTGCATCAATCTCCGCTTGCTTTGTTTCGGCAAGGGCGGTTTCGGACATTATGAATTTTACAAGACTGACATGGGAAACTCCCGCATCCGCATATTTCTGTGTTTCCGAATCAATCCTGGCCATGTCCTTGTCATAGGAAGTCTGCCCGATTCCCTCAATCTCATAGTCGGCCTTTCGGATGGCCTCGGTGATCGACTTTTCGGCGGCCTCCTGTTCGGCTGCGGCCTTCTTCGCGGCCTCAGTGTCGTCTTTCCTTGCGAGTAACCGGGCTTTCAGGGCGTCGATCTGCGCCTGATAGGGGGCGATTAAATTCTTAGTCGCCTCCGCTTCCTTGTTGACACTATCGGTGGCAGATTTCGATTCCGCATCAATGTTAGCCGTCTCCCCCGTCAGCATCATCAATTTGTTAATTGTTGAAGGAAGATCAATAGTGCCGACGACCAGGGTCTTGAAGAATGTCCCTATCGAAAGAGTAATGTTTTTATAACTTGCATCCAGCCGTTCCATCTTATCGGCTGCACTGTCAACCTCATTCTTCTGTTGTGCCTGCAAAGAGGTGGCCTGAAGCATGGCGATTGCATAAACGGCCTGAGTTTTCTCAACGGAGGTCATCTTTCCTTCAAGACCGTCGAATGCCGTTGTTAGATCGAGAGTGTTCCCGAGATAACCCTTTAACGATCTGATTCGTCCGGATTCCATCGCTTCGGCAAGATCGTTAAATGCGGTTGTCGCATCTTTTCCGACGGCTTTCCCGAGGATTACCGCGGCGCCGGCAAGGTCGATCAATTGAGCCGGGGTCAATCCCTTCGCTACTCCTTCAAGGGCTATTTTCATGAGATCGGCATCGGCGATAAGACCTTTACTTGCCGTCTCCATCGCGGACACAATGGCGGTTGATGTAGTACTGTATTTTGTGGATAGATTATCGAGGATTCCTTTTTGTTCTTCGTATGCGGCCCCGATCTTCGCAAGATCCCACGCTTTATTCGCGGCCACCATCGCGGTCCCGATAACAGCCGCCGCCGCAATCCAGTTTGATTTCAGGGTATCCAGGAGGGAGGTCTGTGCGCCGAACTGCTGATCATTGATCGTTTTGATCTTGTCGGCGGCAGATTGTTCTGCACGGACTATTTCGTCGGCGGACGTAAGATGCGATTGCTTGATAGCACCGAGAGCATTCTCGATGTTTTTCCTCATCGCATTATACATCTCGTCGGATTTTGTTCCGACGGTTGAAAACACCTTATTGATATCGGCGGAGTTCTGCTCGGCACCCGCAAGGATTGCTTTTTGAGCGGCGGTGTATTTCGTCGCATCCATCGCGAGTTCGACATACATTGTTCCGACAGGCTTACCTGTTGGCATGATTAAATCTCCTCTTGCCCGATTGCGCCGCCTTCCAGAATTCCATGAATCTTAGACTCCGCCCCTAACATTGCAGGCCGAAGAAATGGTTTTGCGCCACCCTTCCAACGTCCGCGTCCAAATTCCAGTTGAGTAGCCCACCATGTCTTGAAATTTCCGGCAATTACCCAAACATTTTCCTCTCCTTCCCGGCGTGTTACTCTGATTGAACTGACCATTGCCGCTTTCGTGCGCTCAGTCCAGATTGATGCTTCAAAATCGACAAGTTTATGCCCTTTGCGCATGTGACTATATGGTCCGTGCTCTTTCCAGTTCCCTTTGAGTTTTCCGTTTAATATCCGCCTTGCATCATCGCGAATTACCCCAGCGGCGGCTTCGATCCTCTTCATCCCGGCCGCCTTGAATTCACCGTCATACTTTTGGAGGTCCCAGTCAATCCGCGCCATTATTCCGACTCCCGTCGCTCTTTCAGGATCTGATAGTAAAGCTGCATGACCTTTTCAAATACCACTGTCCTATCCTTGACCCCGTAGGCATCAATCGCCGCCCAGACCGCAAGATGATTCAGATCCCTTCCGCCTTCAATAGTTTGGCCCCGGACTATTTGATATATCCGGGCCGCATCCTCATTCTCTTCCCTCAGCTCTACCCGGCAAGAATCGCATGGCGGCGTACCGGGTGGCTTCCTTTCTGCATACATCTTCCGACATGCTGGGCACGTGGGGCCATATTCATCCGACCACGAAACCCATTCCGTCAGTTTTTTGAGGCGTTCTCGATTGCCTTGGCTTCGGCCTCCGTTAGGGTTTTCATTTTCTCATTCACGAAATCCCTGAATGTGCCGTCTTCCATAAGCATCAGGAGTTCCCGATTATCCGTCGTGCATGGGATAGGTGCTCCCGCCTTGTCGAACAGTTTTTCCCATGACGGGATCGAGGCGTCATTGATCATTTGCCGCCGGAGATCGTCGTCAATGATCACCCGTTCAAACAGGGTCGCCTTCCCGTTGATTTCATGGAAGATAGGCTCTTTCCGCTCCGTCGCCTTGAAGATTTTTCGGTATTGCCCCGGAGAGAGGGTTTTAAGTTGCACCCTCCCGCCACCCTTCATGTCAAACCACATACCCGGCTTTTCGCCGATGTCGAATAAAGTCATAAAATCGCCTTTCTGTTAAAGTGGGCCGTTTATTGCCCGATTCGGCTCACGACGTTACCCCAGGTTTAATGATCGCCTGTCAAGACGAGAGATATTACGTCCCCGTTCCGAGCTGTTCCATTCTTTGACCGGAAACCTGTCCCTCAAAGCTGATCGTCCCGAAGTTGCTTCTCGGTAATGTGACAGCGTTGGCTTTCGTGACGATGATTTCCCCGCCGGACGCTACTCTCCACAGCGTACTGGTGTTCACGTAGAGGTACAGATCCGTTAGGTGCGTTCCCGCCTGGCAAACTGCCGCAATAGCCACCTGTCCGTTCGTATCCGCCGGGTCATAGTTTCCGCTGAAACTTATCGTTCCCCCGTCTGCGAGTTCCACGTCTTCATATAGACTTGTTCCGGTATCCCCGAAAGCCGTCGGGACCTTCATCGCCGGTTTAGAAAATCCGCTCATTGACCATGTGTCGATGTTGGCGATCAAAACACTGCCATACATCACCTTTCCGCCACGCCCCGATATTTTCGCCATTTTCCTTTCCTCCTTATGTTGCTTTGCAAAAATTGTTTAATGTTAACTTTAATTTATCCATGTCTTTTAACTCATGGCCCCAAATAACCAATGTCTCATAGCCATACGGCTTGAAAACATTTTTCCTATCCTCTGGATTTTGACCCTCATGCCAGCGATTTCCCCAAAATTCGATGATCTTCTTTTGTCCGTTCACGTTGATATAATCGGGGCATTTCCCGGCGATAATCATCTGACCATCACCGACAAATTTCCACTCTCCGGGATACATCTTTTCAAGTAACGCCTCCAACCAAAGTTCCGTTCTGTTAGGTATAGAAATCTTCATCACCGCCTTAACTTGACTTTCTCGATATTCCGGGTCTTGCCAACATTTAATCCTTGCCTCAATCAACCGCCTTCTCCCATCCTCTGACATGGGCGTCACCGGCGGGATCGGATCACCCTTCGCCCTGCTCATCCCTTTATTCCATGGAGTTCCACCCTTTGGCCGACCGATAGATTTCCCATCTGACGCCGTTTTCAAGAGACTCGCCCGAATCTTCTCTTTATGCTCAGGGGTCAACACCCGCCCATTATTGATCGTATGTCCCTTACAGAATGTTATTTTATTTCTTCCCATTTTCAGAACCTACGCCGCCTTCGTCTCCCTTTTCTTCAAACGGGGCCGCCGAAGTCTTGAAAACTTTCTTCTCTTCGGAAAGCCCCAACGCCGTTGAATCCAATCTGTAAATCTCATTGAACTTTTCATACAGCCATTTATAATTCTTGCAGAATTTCTCATCCGGGAACCAAGTGAACGGCCTCATGCAGTAATGTTCACAAAAGGCATCAATGATAAATGCACTCCCGCCCATTTCCCAAGTCTGGAGAACGCAAAGGGTGCCATAGAGATCAAATCCATCCATCGCCTCATCGAACCGGAAACCCTTTTTCAGATTGACGATTATCACGGCTTCATCCATGCAGCAGGCCGGATGGGGGAACGTGTGAATATCCTCTGTATTGAAATGCTGCGGCATTCTCATATCGTGAAATTTCCCGCAGATCCGGCCCTGATAATCCTTCCCGATTACTCCGGCAACAACCCAGGACTCGGGGAGTTTTGCTATCTGTTCCCTAACCAACGAAACCCAACCTTGCCGAAAATACATATCCTGATGACAGAGGACCGCAATCTCCGCGCCTTCCGCCTCGATCATCTTTAAGAGTTTATTCAGGCCCTTTGTCGCCGATTCGGGATTTTTGACAAACTTCATGTCCCCCTGAATCTCTGATTGACGGAGAACCATATCGAATCGCACAAGATCATTTATAAGGACACCGAATGCGATTGGACTTTTTTCTCTTTCCCATCGCCCTGGTTCGTAAAAATTGAAAAGGGCGAAAAGGTCCGACCTGTACGCGATCTGTTCCCCGGCCTCTTTATGGTGAATGGCCATGTCGCCATCCCCGAACTGAGAGGAGTCGTCGAAAAGATGCTTCTTGAAGATTTTCCCCTTGACGAAAGACTGCTGGGAGCTGATCTTTCCGCGTTGCACATAATCAGCATGAGCCCAGAGGGTTTCTATCGGATATTGCCTGATCGGCGCCGCATCTTTCGGGATCTGATATCCCCGCTTCATGGAGATAATCACAATGTCATCGTTCATTTCCTTGATCGCATCAAAAACATCGGCCTCGTACATGTCGTCGTCGTCCACGGTGACATAATAGTCGTCGTCAATGATCTCATTATTTTGAATCCAGTGATTCCGCATGGTATATTGCGGCATTTTCGATTTGCAATCTGCTCTGTTCATGGGAATCACATAAGGGAAAATCCACGGCTCGTTGAAGTCCGCTGATTCATCCTGAAACACTATCGGATGCCAGAGGACATTTATCGGCCCGTAGGCCGCGATCAGGATCGCTTTGAGATGGTGCCGCATGAACGGCGTTATGAGGTGGATCTGCTTCGTCTTTCGGGAACAGTTCGCATCGATTTCGTCAATCAATTCAAACCGCCTTCCTTCTGTCGCGGTATCGGCCCGGCCTCTTACCATCTTCTCTTTCCACTCTTCAAGACTCCGCGTATAATAATGATCAATCCATATCTTCCGATAGATTGGTGTCGTGAATGTACCGTCAACCGGAATCTTTTCCACGTTCACACACGCGCCCGCGATATAGAAAAAGGCATGGGGATTCCCGGAACTCCCTGTTGTGCGCAAGGGATCGACAATGCTTTTGATATGCCGTTCATACGGGTGTCCCGTGGTGTGCTGAGTGAACTTTTTCCGCTGAGGTTCCGGCGTTTTATCTTTCAATCCGGATGATCCGAACATTCTCCAGGTGATTCCGAGAGCCGGGAATTCGGCATAGTCTTCCAGGGTCTTTTTGATGTCCCCATTTTCGCAGACGATGAACTCATCCTCATCGATGAAAGCCAACCGATCACACGCGGGAAGTTTTCCGGTTTTCATATCGGAAAGACATTTTTCATAAGCCGGGATCTGCATCGCCTTACCGGAGATTTTATTGATAATCACATTGTTATCCATACTCATAAGCGACACAGCACTGTCATTGTCATAAATGAAAAACCAGTCCACCCCAATTGAACGGTGATGATCCAGCCATTCTTTTAGATACGGCTTGTAAATATCTTTCATTATGGCGCAAATGCCTACCTTCATTCCGCCGCCTTCCCTTCTTTATCGTGGATGATCCCGATCCCGTGCGTTGAACACCCGGACGGGTCATCAAGGAATTCGACCATCACCTTTTTCCTATTCCCCTTTAACGTCTCCCAAAACTTCGCCACGTCGGGCCAACCGGGGTCCTGAAGGTCATGGAAACCGCATATTTTAGCGTACTGGCCGACATTCTCGTAATCTTTTGCTGGCCAGGGTGCCCTGTGTTCGCCGTCAATGAAAACAAAGTCAAATTCTCGCCCCTTAATCTCCTCGCTCGTTATGGATTTAAGGGACATAAACAATTCCGTATCGATCATGGACCGGATATCCGAATCAAGGTAGTTTGTCGGGTCCACTCCAAGGCATTGAATTTCAGGATTGAACCGACTGAGATATTCCGAAGTGAAAAGGAAATTCCCGCCATGATAAACCCCGACCTCGCAAAAAGAATCGATCTTAAATCTACTGAGATAGACAAGGGCCTTGGCAATTTGATCCGGCGTTTGAGCTATTCCCATCGGAACGATAAACTGTATTTCCGGCCCGGTCGTCAGTGGCCCCCAGTTGACAATTCCAAAACACCGCACAAGATTCGCCACGACTTCAGGATTTCTTAGACTGTCAAGGTCAAGGCACCGGATCAGGTTCCGAACTATTATGATATTTTTATTCTTCATGCGAATTCCGCCCTTTCTTCCGCTGTTATGTCCCACTCATCAGCAGCCTGCGCCGCCTCTGCGGGGGTGCGTTTTCCATCTGCCATAAATGTCCGCTCTTCATCTCCCATAGCCCTCGGTATTTCGATCCATTGAAATGCGATCCATTCGGATCTTTTGATTTCGTCCAGTTTCTTTTCCATGTCTCCCTTTTCTACGCTTGACACGTAACAACGAAATCTATGTCAGATTGCCAGTAAAACCCCGTCCCCGCCTCAACGTCCGCCGAATTATAGATCGGCCCACTTCCCTGTACCCGCTTCATGTTGATCACTGTCCATCCGGTTGCGGTGAAAGTCTTATCCTTGAACATTGCCGTCAAATCCGTATCCATTTTCAGGATCGCCGCCGGCGAGGAATCCCCAGAGAAAAGACTGAATTGGACATAAACCTCTTTCCCCTGGCCTGAGAAAACGTCATCATTGGTATCAGAGACGTAAAAAAATAAGGCATAGGGCATCTCTGTTCCCTCTGGGGCATCCCCAAAATAGAGACGCCCGGCAACATCCGCGTAAAAGTCGCTTGCGGCGGTGAAGAGAGAGAATATGCCGATCCGGAGGGCGTCCATTAGGCTGTGACCTCCTTGGTGTAAAACTCAAGCCATTGATGATCGTCGTTCAGGTCAATCGGCTTCGTGACGATGCTCTCATATGCGCCCGTAAAGAGGTCGTGGATTCTCCATGTGCTTTTGAAAATCCGGCGAAAATGAATCCTCCGTCTGTAGTCTGCTATCGCTACCGTTCTCCCCCCCTCGAATGCCTCACTTCCCTTCACGCCCCATTTCGATGAGAAGATATTGGTGAACTGCGGGAGGGCAATCCAGACCGTTGTAAATGATCCTCCGCCGTCAGAGACTTTCGTCTGAGCTTCGACCGTAATTCTGCTTTTCAGGTCACCCGATTGCATTAGAAGTTCCAGAGCCTATAGGGCCATAAAAGTGATAAAACAGCCTTGTTTTCCGTCACGTTCCCCGCCTGCTGCGTGTGCGTCGCGCTGCGATTATTAAAGAGGTCCTCGCAGAGCATCTTGATCGCCGTCACGATCGCCGCCGGGACCGAGGCCGTTGTGGACCCATAGCCACAAATGAAGCGTACACTTATAGGATTGACAGGGTGCCCCGTGAAGCTGGGCCATGATACCGAATATGGGAGAACGATGCGCCCTGGATCTGAATCGTCGTCAACCAGATAATCCGTCGTGAGCGTCATCGGATGCGATACTCCATCGCTGTCGGTATAGGCGACCGATGTCACGCTGGATAACTGGCCGAATGGGAGGACGATGTAATCGCGATCCGGGAACTCATCGAGCCAGGCATCCCAGGTAGCTGTCACGAGTTGCCTTTGCGTGATCGCCTCCACCTGTTGCCGGGCTGCCGTGATGAGGGCGGAAAGGATCGTGTCCTCCGTCGTGTCGCCGGCATACCGGGCGATTTGAACCCCAAATTCACAGGCGCCCAGCAGGACCTTCGCAACAACCCGGATATACTGCTTCGATCCGGTGTAGGCGAGTTTTTGAATGGCGTTGTCGTTCGCCGTCGTGACCTGGGTGAAGGCTCCCCCCGTCCAGTCGTTCCATGTGACATGGTCGTCAGACTCCTGGATTTTCACATCCGCCGTGCCCGTAGCTTGATTCGTTCCTGAATCCAGGATGCCTACCGCCGAATAACCCAAAACGTCGGCGTAGGCCCCAAGAAGGGTATATCCGACGACAACCGCGTGACTACCGGGGACGATGGATTGAAGCGGATCGAGATTTGAAAAAAATGAGCCCGAATCTAAACGTAAATGTTCACGCATGTCCTGGAGGGAGACAGGCTCAATAGCCGGTGGCGAATACAGTTTCAGTATCATTCCTCTACCCCCTGCACGATCCACACCTTTATTCCGTATTGCTTCGCAACGGCCTCAAGACGTTCCAGGAAAACACCATCACCCGGCTTTTCCATGATCAGGACCACCCCCGGCTTTTTGCCTGTCTTGATTCCGTAATAAAGGGCCTGACCAATACTCTCGTAAGCGTGGGGAGCGAAATCCATCTCCACGGCGTACTCACTTGTTAAACAATCAACCCGCGCCTTGTCTGACAAGACGTGCTCCATCGTTCCCTGATGAGCCGCACACCATTTGGCCTGATAGTAGTGCTCTTTTTCGACATGGGCGGCCATGGCGAAAGTGGCGAAAAGCAGGATAGTGATTATCAGGATGGCTCGTTTCATCGCTTCACCTTCTTTTTCCGTTTGGCCTTCTTCTCTTTTCGGGCCTGCTCTTTCAGTTTCGCGCCGGTGGATTTCATTTCAAGTCCCCCGCCGGCATCTCCGTCTTTGCCACAACGTCGGCCTTGACATCTTTCAGGTCTTCCGTAACCTTCTCGCTGGCATCTACGAGGTCTGCTTTCTGCTCGACCTGAACGTCCTTTATGTCCGCCGTCACCTGTTCCTGTTTTTCAATAATGGCAGCCAGTTTCTCAGCCGTGATGTAGGGGTCTCCTCCAAGGCCGTATATCTCTTCGCTCGTCGCTGTCATTTTATATTTCTGCCAAAAGCCTCCAGGCCAGTATCTGACAACCGTGCTTTTCGTCCACCGCCTCAACCAATCCCGTGTCTTGACATAAGGGACAATTACTCCCGTAGGCAAATAGGGATGTTTCTCTTCGGCGAATCGTTGAGTATCAATAGAATCACAATATTCCATGATTTCAAAGTACACGTCGGCAGCGATGCCTTGCGTGATTCCGGGACAGACGTTCTTCCTGCTCAAGATGTCGTGAGAAGCGCCGCCTCGCTTGTTTTCCCCTACCGGCCCGCGGATGAGATTGGGTATGCTTTCAAAGTCGAAGACGAATCCTGTCTGCGCCCAAACCTCATCCTTCAGTCCATGCTTTTTCAGCTCATCGGATTGAAATCCAAAGGGATCATGCAGTTGAGCGATATTGTTATTGTTGAGATACCCAACCACAAGTGGAGCCAGAATCCGTGTCATTTCGTCACCTTCATTGCATCCATTAAAGCTTGCAAGTCCAACGAACCGGCACCCTTGAATGTTACAGGAATAGTTCCACCTGTTTTAAGATTATCAGTCGTCCCCATGAAACTGTTATATTTCAGGGTCGTTCCATCAGGAGACGTGACTGTAAGCGTCGAGCATCCCGTCAATGCCAATAACGTCAATCCAATCATCAACAGCATAAATCTTTTCATAAATCCTACTTTATCGCGCCGTGTATAGGAAACTACTCCAACAACCCTGAATGACCGCGAAAATCAGGATTACTATGATGATCTTTCTCACTTTTTCCCCCGCCTCTTCCGCTTCTGCCGTTTGATCCGTTTGGCCTCTTCCTTTAATTTCGCGCCGGTGGATTTCATATCACCTGCCCAGTGGCAATGCCCGGAGTAGTTCCATAATGCAAAGGATTATCACTCCTACCCATAGAGGGCATTTTCCCATTGCCGATGTGATTGTTACCGCAAACGCCGCTATTGCCAAAATCAAAAATACTGTAAGCATGACTTCCTCCTCATCTTTTCCTTGAAGTTACTGTCCAACGGTTACCGTGACTTTCAGATTAAACGGCGCCGATGGAGCAGGAAACGGAATCACAAATCCGTAACTTACCTCGTTTGAATAATCCGAACTAAGGCCCTGAGTTCCGTTCGCGGTCAGTACGAAATATTTATTGACCGTCGCACCAGGCGATCCGGTGACATTCAGAACTGTTGCTGTGGTAAATGTCGGGCCGCTGCCCGCCACGTAGGGGATGTCAATCACCTTCACGTATCCCGTGCCGGGGGTCGGACTCCAGTAAAGCGACCAGCCGTTGATATAGGTCAGATCGGTCTGCTCCCATGCGAACGACAGGGATTTGCTTACTGGTTGATCCGCCGAAAATAAAGGCACGGCAAGGGTCAGCAGTAACAAAACAAGCGGCAATGCCAAAAATATTCTTTTCATGATTTCTCCTTTCATCCGGGTTCCGCGCCCCGGTCTGCGCTATGCGCCCCGTTTTAGTCGGTGTTAAAAATACTGTGGCCAGTCGGCCATGAAGGCCGCTGGCTCCGCCAACGCATCGGGGGTTCCCATCTTCCAGAGATCCCAATTTGTTTTGATTGCCGCCGAGTAAAGTTCCGGTGTGCGCCACCCATTGGCACCATAGATGTTCTGGTCATAGATCGCGTTCTGATCCCGGACGTAAGGTTTATCCGGTATAGGAATGGCCCCAGGAACAGTCGGCTCCGGGACCGCATTCAGCTTACTCGGATCATAGTCCCCGAAGGGCGTGTGAATAACCCCTCCCGCCTGATCCTTGAGGGCCGCCGCGACCTTCCCGAGCGCAATGATACTGTCATCTATGATTTGCCGCATGGTGATTATGTCCATGATGTTCTCCTATCCTTTCCTTATTGTTTGAATGCTTCCATGTAGTTAATGACCTTTGAAACGTAGAAACTCCGGTCATTTGGATCACAGAACTTCATTGTAGCCGCTTCGATAGTCTTGTGCCGATTTAGGAGCAGATGAAGGAAAGCCAGACCGCAGGCGATGTCAATCAGATCATCGTCACTCTTTTCCATCTCTTGTAGCAGGTCTTTCATAGCTATGGCTGACAACTGAAACACCCCCTTGCATCCGGTAGGGGATTTCTGCTGCATCCCAAGGGAGCTCTCCACCATGGCGATTGAGACAGCCCACAGGGGATCGACGCCCATAGCCGTGGCGATCTTGATGATCTTGTCCTTCACTTCAATCTGTTTGGTCAGTAGGTTCATTTCGCCTTGCCCGGACTGCCCCGGTCTCATTGTTTGCCCGGACTGCCCCGGTCTCATTTATCGCCCTTTGCCGAACAGACTTACACCGCCTTTGTCGCCCTTCTCTCCCTGAATCCCTCGTGCACCCTTCTCTCCCTGAATCCCTCGTGCACCCTGTAAGCCATTGACCCACCCTTCCGTAACCTCAAACCATCCGCTGTCCTTAGTTTTAATCACATGACGCAAGGGGTTCATTTGATATCTGCCCGTCCAGCGAAGTTGCCATTTTCCGGGAGGGACATGATAGGGAATAGAAAAGCATCTCCACTTGAACGGACCTCCTACGGGATTATTTGAGGTGTAATTCATAAGGGCAACTGATTCGCCATTGACAAGTTCTATCGTGGCAGCCACCGGGATGGGATGATACTTCTCTCCTTCAAACTTGAAGCATATTTCCTTCCCCTGTTCCACGGTTGTTTTATTGAGCGAGATGCTATCCACCCGGATAGGATCCGAAGGCCATAACGCCAGAAACAGCAGGACAATGGCGTACAAGGAAACCACGATTAGGAACACATCAAACAAATATCCTTTTATATTATCCGCTATTTTTCTCATTTCGGCACCGCCTCTCCTGCAGATCCCGACGCTGCGTGCCTGTGAAGCAGTTTGTCCACGCCTTCATGAATCCGCCGGCAAGTCTCGACGGAAGCCTTCCCTTTAAGATCCTCTTTAACCGATTTTATATCGTCCCTAAGCCCGTTCATCCAGATCTTCACAAAGGCACCCAGCGCCGTAACAAGAAAAGCATTAACACCCAGAAGTATTTGCCAGTTTTCCATTTATATTCTCCTCAACCACAGTGGCGGAACTGTAACTATTTTCCTAATCCCATCATCATTCTCAGCCGAGTTATGATCACCTTCAACCGGCGCAATACTGTGGGATCAGATGCTTTCACATCGTTCGGATTTACTTCTCCTGGATATGCAAAAATATCCGTCATGAGAATACCCCGGTTAAGGTGTTCAATGATGCGCCAGCTTTATCTGGTGTTCCCGCCTTATAGTCAACCACCCAATATGATTGTCCACTTTCGACAGTGAACGAATAAAGACCTGACCCGTCGGATGTGGTCGTATCCACAAGTATTGGGGTGCCAGAGATTACGTTGAAGAGATAGACCGTAAACCCGCCTACCGCCGCTCCGGTCTCGTCCTTCGTGATACCCTCGATCTTCCATGATGGGCCGGGAGTTTCTGGGGGGTTTGGTATCACCGGGTGGAACAGACCGCCCCTCAATGCCTTTAAGCCATTGAGGGCAAAGATGGTTGGTTTGGGCATCGTCGGTTGCTTTACATCGGTGTCCGTGACGCCATACAACGTGCCGCCTTCTGCGGGAAGTACTGCCTTAGCAGGATGGAACAATCCCCCTGACTTTCCCTTCAAGCCATTGAGCATGAAGAGGAGTGGATTAGGCATCGGTTTTTGCTTCAAATCCGAATCCGTCCTCCCATACAGCGTATTGTCTGCCCACGTCCATTGCCATACCTGAGGAGGCATAGCCGCCATGAACGGCGGTTTACCACCATAAAACTGCTGATCTCCTCCAGTCGCAGTGGAAATCCGGTTCCGCAAAATGGGAATGAATGGCTGTCTTCCGTTTAGCATGATTGAATCCTAATTCAGCGCCGTCACCTGCATCTGGTGGACATAAGCCGTCTCCGCTGTCGATCCAGACCGAATCATCTGAACACTGAGGATCAATGCCGCCGTCAGATCGCACGCGCCAGATACCACAGGCGCGGAATCTGGGATCAGCACCGGTTGCAAGGTACTGACCACAGCCGCCACGTTCGGCAGCACGAAACCTGTGCAGAACAATGTGCCCGTCGCGCCAGTCGTGCGGCATGTGATGATCACTTCCAGGTAGAACGACATATTGGCTTGGTTCGCCAACCACGCCTTCGCTAAAGAAGACGCCAAAAGAACACCGTTTGCAGCAGCCCCCGTGCCATACCTTACTGTCCAGCTCACGTTACCCGGAGTATTGGCTGATGTCATCTTGCCGAATATCTGAATTTTGATCGCCTTGCCCGGTCGTGAGAAATACTGTCCGCCCAACACCGGGAAATTACCTGCCGCGTATAGCGGAACTTCCGTTGATAACGGTGACATCGGCCCGATATCCGCGATGACAAAAGGTTCTCGTAAATCGTTGTAAAACAATCCGTCAGCCATGATATTATCCTCCTAAGTTTGAAAATCAGATTCGCTCCTGTATCCAAATTAACGTTCGGTCACCTATTCGAGCCAGTATGAAATCCGACCCGTCACGTCCCCCTTATCCATAACCAGAATCAAATCCTCTCCTGGAGAGGTTGAAAATAAATAAGCAGGAGGATCAATTCCTTCGATATATCCCGCTTTCTCTGATAACAGAATTCCACCTTCAATCGGATTCAGTATGCCGTCCTGAAAATAACATGTCAGTTCCGCAGTTGCCGCCAACTTTATGGCATAGACCCTGATGAACTGCCCCACTATCCCGGTGACTATGGTTCCCGTTGCCGCAAGGTCAAAGGATGCCGAGTAAAGAACCGGGGAGTTCACCTTATCGCCGAATATCTTCAATTACTTAACCTCAAATCCGCCTGGCCGCTAACGTATTCTCCGAGCTTTATTCCGGCCCGATAATAAACCTCTCTCTCTGGTTCAAACCCATATTCCTGAGTATTTGCCGTCCAGGTAGCGACATCGAACCACGTTGATCCGCCGTCAAAGGCCCTTTGGACCGTAATCTTGCCAACCCAAGTTCCGGAAATCGAGATGTTGAAATAGCCAACCATTTCCAGAGGGTCGATAAATTGATTCTCACCCGTTATCGATCTGATCCGTAATTTTTGCACTTTTCACTCCCTTAAATATCGGCCTGAATATAGGACCGGCCCCCGGCCCCCGGATCGGTTCTTTCTTGAACCATGCCATTATGCGGGCAAGCCATTTCATTATACGTGCGTCCCGGTAAACTTTGTACCGTTTGCCCAAGCGATCTTTCCAAGAGCAATATCACCATTTGCCGTCACGGGGGTGCCTGCTTCGGTCGTGTCAACAACCTCGGCCTTTCCGGCAACCCCGAAGATGGTTTTTGTCGCCTTGATATTCGCCGTGGCCAGGTCCGTGTCAATGGCAGAAAGGGTAGTCGCTGCATAATAACCAGCGTTCACGGTATCATTGGCAGCGGAAAGAGATTTTGCTGTCACGGCGATATCAGTTAGATCCGCCACCCACGCCGCACCGTTAAAAATGTATCGAGCGCCGGTATCCAGAGCCGTGAACTTTGATCCGGTATAAATATCTGTCACCGGCAAGGTCGCAACGTCAGCAGCAAGGCCAACGAATCGCTGTATAGTCGTGATTAGTTCCATAGCCATTTCAAACCTCCTACTTCCTGATAACCCAATTCGTGCCGTCGAAAATGTAAGTATCCCCGGTATCTGTTTCGTAAAACGTCGAACCGGTGGGGCAATCGGTCGTTTTCGTGTCCCCCGAATCGCCGATGAAATTTTGAATTGTCGTGACCAAGCTGAGTGTCACTGTTAAATCCTCAAAAGAGGGGGCGAGGAGGCCGGAGGGAAACAAGCCTCCCCGCCCGTGGGGTTAATTAAAGCAATGCCTCCGCGTATGCGCCCGCATCGATGGGCGAATACAGGAGCCCAAACCGCAAAGTCCCAACTGTTGCATCGGCCACCGAGGACAAGAAACCGATCTTGCCAACGCTCGTGACTCCCGCAACGGTCGGCGCCATTCCAAGGATCATGGTGATGTTCCCCAGTGCATGATAGGAGATCCCTGGAGCGGCGGTAATAGCCAAGGCCTGCGCGACGCTGATCCCGTCAAAGGAAACACGTGATCCGTATGCCATGGTGGCCATACTCGCGCACACCGTGGAAATCGGCGTGACTGCGACAGACGGGGTTGTTTGGATATAGTTGAAAACGACCTGAACGGCCCCGGTAATTGTGGTTCCAACTTCAGCCCACAGACCAAGGATCTTGATCCGGTTGACGACCTTGAAGGGATAGATTTGTGTTTTCGTTCCCCAGACCGCAAAACCGAGTTCTGCCGTTTCGACAAACAAACCATTTTGGATGTCGCCGATGACTGCGATTGTTGATGGAGAATAACTTTTGCTTCCCATAATTCATTTCCTCCTTGAAGATGGAGCGGCCATTTTCAGGCCGCCCCAGTTATGGGTTTCGTTTATTTCTTCTTGACGGGTTTTGATACGGCCGGCTTATTTTCTTTCAGTCTCCCATCTTTAGGTGTTCCCTTACTTGGCTTTCCGCCCATGATACTGCCTCCTTTCGGGAGATGGGACCGGGGTATTTCACCCGGTCCCGGTTAAGTGGTTAGATGATCGCCATTGCCGTCTTATTCGCATCGGCATACCGGGGACCGCTTAGAACCGCAATAGCGGACTGTACGGAGGCATTCGCCGCATCTGCGATTGCAAGCCGGAAACCGACATGCCCCTGGATGAGTTCCTCGCTGTCCAGTTCGATCACGTAGAAGCACTCGGCTCCCGTAGCAACGGGGATCAGACCTGCTGCTGCCGTGGTCGTCCATTGCATAGCTGCATGGACATCACCGTTGGCGAGTTTGCTTGATGTTTCAAACCTATAATACCGGAACATCAACTGTGTCACCGAGGTTGGCGTAACGTCCGCGCAAGACTCAACAGTAATAACGCCAGCGGCACGGGGCAACTGCCCGATGCTGACGATAATCGTGGCATGCTCGTAACCCCCCATCAGACAGATAACAGGGCTCTTTGCCCCGGCCAAAGTGTCTTCATCGATTGGCGTGTAAAGCGGGACGATATGCCCCTTTTCAAGACTAAATCCTTGTCCAGCCATGGTATAACCTCCTTGTGGTATGCCGGGGGATTCGGTCCCCCGGCAGTTAATGGTTTATGTAGTACGGCTCGCCAGGGCCACGAAATGTGATTGCGTGTCAAGGGTAGCCGACCCTTTGTACGGCGATAATGCTGAGGCGCGAACGGGTTGCCCATCAATTCGCATCACAAAGCGGAAAACGCTTTCATCGTATTGGAACCGGACGTGGATCGACATGTCCGCCGCAATGCCGCCCTTCTCCGCCAGGATGTAATTGGAGAAGTCGGCAAGGATAATGTCACCGACCGTGCCGAGGGTCGCGCACTGCTCAATGGGAATAACCGGCTTGGCCAGGAGTTGTCCGTAAGGGGCGCCGCTCAATCCTCCGGCAGGCATGTAAACCGGAATACCGCCGGTCCCGACGCTGATACTCATCGTATAGAGCTGCCGTTTGGTATTTTGGTTGATGACCCACACAGCATTCGCCCCGCTGGATGCGAAAAGTCTCCGATCCATTTCGATGATGTTTTCGGCCAGGATGGTCGCGGCTTTCTGTCCGGTTTCTTTTGCTACCGAAACGAGGCATCCAGCGTTCAGGATTCCGAGAGGTTGCCCAACACCGGTCCCATTGATGATCGCGTCGTCAAGAAGGAATCCGAACTCGGAAACAAACCCATTCCGGATCACACCTTCAAGAGCTGTCGCGTCTTCAAGCAATTCATCCGTCGCGTAGCAGAGACCGATCAGTTTTTTGAGGTTCAACTCGATCTTGCGGAACTTCGGCTTGGATTTGGTTTTTGTATCTGCCTCATCTTCCCAATAACCAACGATCCCGCCGTAACGAGACGAGGCGCGGGAGGTCTCGTCAACGCCATTGATCTTGAGACTGTTGGCGTTTCCGCTAATAGGAATCCGGCGGCACTTTGAAGCCAAGAGGCCTGTTGCAAAGGTATCCTCCAAAAGCTCCGTTGCGAAGTCTTGCTGAACGAGGAATCCTCCATCGCTCGGAACCGATTCGGACAAACCCGAACCGGCCGCGCGAACCGCGTAAAGCCGGGGGTCGGCATGACCACCGGGGCAACCCGCCCGCATGACGGCGGCCATCTGCTGCCCGAAGGAACTGAATTTATCCTTCGCATCCCGATTTTCCGGGGGTGTCCCTTTCGGTCCCGGTTTCGTTGCCGGGGGATTCGCTGGGGCCTCCAATTCTGCGAACGTGCGCTCCTGGCGTTCCTGAGACAACACGATCTTTCTGAGTTCATCGATCCCGTCCATGAGTTCGGTCTTCAAGGCGATTTCCGAATCTGCCGGGTCCCTATTTTCCGCGATGCACTTTGCGTCGATATCGTCCACCTTTTTCTTGAGGCGGGCGATATCTTCACGGTACTGAGTTACTGTTTTCATATCCTTTTACCTCCTGTGCTTTAGTTTTTTGATGGTATTTGCATCTCTGCCCTGATATACAACTCTGTCCACTTGTCGCCCTTCCTGGTGTCCTCGGGGAGTGCTTTGCGAGGCGGCTCCGGCGGGGTCTCCGTGTGCTTTGCAGGCGGCACGGAGAGGTTCGGGATGTAAGCGGTTATTGCCCTGATTTCATCATCGGTAAGCGGTTCGCCCGCTTTGATTTTGCTTATGATCTGATCCAGTTCTTCCCATTGCGGCGGATCCGGAGGAGGTTCATGTTGAAACAATGAACGCACCTGGGCGGTCGTGGTAGGATATGCAGGAAAACAGACAAGACTTACGTCATACAGAGTTACATCGACAAGCGTTCTCTCGTCTTTCTCGTAGTTAACTTCTTGTTTATTCACGGAAAACCCGAAACTGCTCTGATTCACATCGCCGCGCTTTACCGATGTAATCAAATCATTTGCCCATGCCGTTGAGGGCGGATCAATTTCATAACTAAGCCCTTTGGAATCTTCCCAAAGTTTCAAGGTTCCCGCTTTATTCCTACCCAAAACATAATCGGGGTTATGGTTCCATAGTGCTCTGACATCCGCCTCTTTCAAGGTTTTCGTGAAGGCCCCTTTTTGGACCTGTTCACGAAAAAGGCCACCGATATCCGCAAAAACTCCGAACACTGCGGCATATCCGGTGATCTTCGGGGCGGTTTCGCCGTCAAGCCGGACTTCGGACGTCGGTAAGCATCTCCTTTCCATTTCATCAATTTTTACATACATGGCGGCCTCCCCGTCTCTGGCTGAGTTTTTATTCCCGTCAATCCGCCCGATCATCGCGCCGGCGGTGTTGAAGATATCCGTTTCGTTCTGCTGCCCAGCCCTCTGTCGAATGGCGATAAGGCCGGACCGGTAAACTTTCCCATTTTTGCCGAAGGGATACTTCCAATGTTCCTTTGTCTCCACACCGGCTCCGTCATCAACCCCAAGGAACCAGCGGCCATATTCGCCCCACTTCGGGGGATCCCCGAGGATCTTGTTCCCGTCTTCGGCGGAAAATGACCAGCCGGTCGTCTTGTCCACCTTGCCGGAACCGATGAGACTGCTGGCGTTTGCCCTTCCACTTGTGTTTATTTTGACGGCCATGAGCCCTCCTTTAATTCCCTTGCGGGTGCCAAGTCAGGATTTGATCAATGGCTTGACGTGCCGAAATCCTCTGTTTCGGCTTGTGCCATGCTCCCTTGATTCGATATTCATCAACAGGCAGAGGAGCGACGTCGACAGCTTCTTGCCCTTTTGTTTCATACCGAATAATCAATACAATGGATGTTCTTCCATTATTACCGCAAGCATCACACAAGCGTTCCAGTGCCAATTTCTGACCGAACGGAAGAGGGGATTCTCCATATTTCAATTCCAGAAAAACGAACGTCTTGTTTTGAAAATCCATAAACCCATCAATATCGGTCGGGGTGATTTTTTCGTATCGCAACCCGGAAAAATCTTTCGTCGGAACATGTTCACTGTTCCTAATTTTGCCCCGTTCGCTGTCAATCACGCAGTACCGCTCCCCATCCGAATTTTTTGAACTCAAAGATGAAAGCCCGCGCCTTCGCTCCAAAGTAAATCAATGCCTGCCCCTGCAATGGCGCGCCGGGGTTTCCTCGCGGATCAAGGAAGCGCACCCTGCCCGATGTGAAGACAACGGCGTTTGCACAATCAATCAGTTCCCGGAACCATGCCGTTTCTGTGGCGTTGTTCACGAGTACGATCCCGGTCTTGATGTCCCCCGCAATGACGTGAGATGCAAACTTCGACGTGAACTGCCGGATAAGATCGGAAGCATAGGGCGGATTCATCCATACATTTCCGCTCCAATGTTTATCGAGGCCGTCATTTTCTTTTGTGTAGAAAGTATCGGCCTTAATGATTTCACGATTGGCAATCTCACTTGATGCCGGATCAAGATCAATATTTCCCCCAAGTACGATCCGCGCCGCTTCGATGTATTCCGGGGGCGTGTACCATTCATTTTCGCCGCTATTGTTTGCAACATGGGGCTTGAGTTTATAGACTGCATCGGTCACGTCCTGAGCCGTCACTGGCCTTGATTCGGATTCGGCCTTTTGCATCGCCTCTGTCCATGCTTCGCGCTGTTGGGCGGGTTCGAGGGAAACGAGGGGGCGAACCTGGCTTTCGATTTTGGGTGTTACAGTTGTAACACTTTCGAGATTTCCAACAGCCTGAGCCGCGCCGATAAGCTGCCGCGCTCGACTCGCAACCATCCCCCACCGTTCCCGGCAATAGTCCTCAAACGTGCCGTGCGAGGCCCGGTAAAGACGATTATCACGGATTTCAGATAGGGCGGAGCCGACCTCCACAAACGTCTTCAGGCCGCCGTCAATGACTTTCTCAAGCCTTGCCAATTCGCTGCATTCCGTTTCGGTCAGATAATCCATCGCCATGTCTCTATTTTCTGCGAGTGCCAACATTTCCCCTCTCTTTCTTTTTGGATGCCTCGATTAATCTGTCGGTTTCAATGTATAATTCCAAGAGTTTGATTATGTTTTTAGTTATTCTCTCCGTCATAATGACCTCCCTACCGTTTTTCGTAATCCTTCAAAACGGCCTTTTCCTTCCTATCTTTGTTCGAGAGAAACGCGTGTTCTTCCTGCTCCAGTAATTGAATCGCCTGATGGATGGTGATTCCGTTTTCTTCAAGGAATTTTAATAGTTCAGACCGATTGCTCACCCCATCACCGCTTGCTTCCGCAATACCCATGCATCTCTTAATTTCTGTATTCTTTCTGGTTCATTTGCGGCTGCCCTTATATTTGCTTTTCCTTCCTCGGATTTTGGATGTCGTAACCCCTGTTTTCCTTCTTCAGACATAATCCAATGTTTACCGGTGTGAGATTTGCTCATTTTTTCTTTCGTTACATCTGAATGGCGAAAACCCTTTTCTGCGTCGCCGATCTTTTTCCTCGTTTCCTCTGAATCTTTCCGACCATACATCCCATTATTTTCACCGGCCTGCTGACTTCTCATTCTCTGTAACGATGATTCCGAATGATGTTTTCCGCTCATGCCGGTGCTATAACTGCCGCCTTGTATAATGTTGTAACCAAAAGGAACGCTGCAATTACAAACCTTGATCCAATATTGTTCTTTCTCGTTCAACACTTCTTTGGTATTCGCTTCATCGATCACCGATATTTCAAAAGATTGCAGGCCATATTTTCTGAGGGCACTTCCAATAAAAGAACGATTCTTTAAGTGATTAGCAATCCTTTTGGTTAGAGCATTTTTTGTTTGCCCGATGTAAGTCTTGCCATTGATTTTATTTTCAATTTTATAAATCATCATTTCGGCGGTTCCTCCGGAGCCGGGGCAGGAGCGGACAGTTGTGGAACTGCCGGAGGAGCTTCGAGTTTTTTCTTGAATTGCTCCTTGACCATGCTCAAAGGAACCATATTCAGCGGGACAAAGTGCTCGTCGCCGCCGGGGATGGGATCAAGTTCCTCATATCCGCGAATTTCGTTATCCGATAATGCGCCGATGTTGAACATGGACGTGTAAAATGCGGCCCTCGCTGCGGCGTCTGGTCTTAGGATGCCTTCGGCACTGTGCTTAAAGTAAAGTCTTCCGTAACCTGAAAATGATCTATCGCTGTCGGATAGAAGCTGACCATTAAAGTTCTGTTCAAGCCGCACCAACCACGGAAGCAATGTATCCGCGTAAAAAGACCGCTGTTCTGACTCAATGTTGGAGAAAGAACTTTTTGTCATTTCTTTTAGTTTATGGACGGGAATATTAAACCATCGGGCTACCTCATCAACTTGATGGATTCGACTTTCGAGGAACTGTGAATCATTCGGCGGGATGCCGACGTTTTCAAGTTTCAATCCCTCTTCGAGAAGCATGAGCCGATGAGCGTTCCCAAGCCCGCTATACGTCGTCGTGAGGGCGTTTTTCATATTGTCATAGCCCTCTTTCCCGAGTTTTCCCGGATGGGATACGATCACGCCGGGGTGCGTTCCCTGCCCGAAGTATTGCGCCCCGAAAGTCTCCAGAGCCATCCCCAGACCGATTGACTTCCGGGCCATGGCGATGACGGAATATCCAACAAATCCATCGAACCCGAGGCCGGGAACATGAAGGATCTGGTTGCGGGGGAAGAATTTGTCCTGATTGTCGATACGAATCCGATAAACGAGATTCCCGTCCTTCATTTCAGGACGTACCCGATCCGGTGTAATAGGCCAGAGTTCTATAACTTCGCCGTATCCGTTGATGACCTTCTCTGCATACCCGTTTCCCCACGCGAGGATGTGCGCCATCATCGCCTCACGCCCGGCCATCGCCGTCATGTAGGGATTCCACTGATCGTGCATGACACGGTAGAGATTTCGGGTAACGGCCATACGTTTCGTCTTGCCGTCACTCTGCATGAGGTGAAGGGGAAGTGCCCCGATGGTGCCGGAGATAAGGGAGATAGCGTTGAAGACAGCCGAATACGTGAGAGCACTTGATTCGGTGACGTTTTCGCCGGAGAGGGATTGCGCGCCGGCAAGATTCCAGAGGCCCCGATCCCAACTTTTGGGATCTTGAAGCGATAAGTTACGGGTCAAAAAGTCTTTAATCTTTGCGAAAGCAGACAAATAGGACCGCCTTTTTCAAGTTTGGCTATATTGTGAAGGAAAAATAGGCGAAAAGTCTACGCACTCATGCGCACTAATGCGCACGGATAAGCAACTATTTAATGGTCATGGCCAGAAAGTCGGAAGTTTTTGATTGACTCACGGGATATAAACACCGTTCCGACTGGTTTCTCCGCCTCAAGTTTCCCGTGGTCGATCCATCGGCGGATTGTGCTTTCATCAACGCCGAAATATGCGGCGGCTTCGGATACCCGCAAGAGTTTTTTGTCGGGAAGGTCGGGAAGTGTGTTCATCGTCTTTGCCTCTCATTGAGCGGTTTTTTGAAACGCCTGCTGAATCCAGTGGCGTTATATTCCGGGTCATAATACTCGATCAATTCTATTTCTACCCGATTAAGGTCTTCTCTTGAAACGTCCATATAGAAAACTCTGTCAAAGTTTTTACCGAGAACGTGCGCCCCTAACCTTGTCGAAAGGTTGACCGATTGTCCGATATAAACAATCCTGTCGTCTTTACATAAAAAGTAAACACATGGGCGCGTCGGCGCAATGAAGCATTCCTTCACGCCGAAAGGCAAAAGCTGCGGCGGCGGTTGGCGGGACTCGTGAACGTAGATTATGCTTGGCGGGAAGTGTTTCCGGACCGCCGTTGAAATCCGGCTATCGAGCCTTTCATCATAGAGCATTTCGGTTACTTCCTCGACCTTTGCCCTCATTTTGTGAAATAATTCCCCTTGTATGATACACTCGATATGCGCCTTGATGCTGTCGCGGGCGAGTTTATAGACATCATCGGCCATGCGTTTCTTGACAGCATCCTCAATCATCCGCTCAAGTTTCTTTTCGTCGATTATCATTTCTTCACCTTCCCCTTCGGCGCTTGCCAGTAATAGGTTTTGCACCGTGGGCACATCTTTACCGGCCATATTCGGGGAATCCATTCGTGCTTGCATTTCACACACTTCAAGGTTTTTATCTTCATGGCTTGCCTCCTTAATTCTTACTTACCATAGGTAAGAAATCAAGTCAAGCGATTTGTGCATTATTATACAGGTCCAAAGTGCCTGCTGTCCGCCACTTCATCAGGGCGGAGCAATTCTTTTGCGGGTAACGTGGTCATGGGGTCTCCTTCAATCCGTCTTGAATATTGGTCTGTTAAACATCATGTTGACGCCAATCTTAAACCGATCCCAAAACGGCAAGGCCAAGACGTCAGACACGGATTTTCGGACTATCGCGTTTCGTTCCGTCCTGATTTTCTTACGGGCCAATTTGAACAACCTTGTTTTGTTGCCCATGGCTCCTCCTTAAAACGCCATACGTTGTTTGATTTCTTCCGCAGTCATACCGGCATAAGCGGACTGCCCCCGCGCCTCCGGATTCATGGCCATCAGGGCCACGGCATCGAATACCGCCATCAAGGGATCGATCTTCCCGGTCCCGCTGGCCTGCTTCGTGATACTGATCGCGTTCCCCCTCGGTTCAACTTTCGCATTTCCAACGCACCAGGCCATAAGAGGTTGCCCACCATGAATCAGGGATTTTTCCGCCACCTTGCGTTCTAAGGTCTTAATTGCGCCGTTCAAGCGCCACCCTTGGGGGATCCCGACGATCCGGTCATGCTCGATCGCCCCTTCACCCTTTTCGTCGCCGGCCTCGATTTCATCCGCAATCGCCCCGATCCCCGCCTGGTCCACCCCGATCCGGTCGAGAAGTCCAGAGGCTTCGCATTTCCGAACGACGTCCCCCGCCTGCCGGATATCCTGCCCGATCTCTTTCACGATGATCAGGTCGCCATCCTTCTCAAAGTCACGGTATTTCGATGCTTCGGATTTGCGCCGCTCAAGGGCAATCGGATTACACCAAGCGACGGTCCAGAGTAACCAGTTCCCATTCTCGGCGTCCCGGCCCAGGACGGCCAGTCCGAGAAGGTCATCCAATCCGCCACCGTCGATGCCGATCACAACCACATCGGATTTCTCCAGGATCAGGTCGAAAGTGACAGTACCTGCGGCCGCTTCCCAGAAGTCGGAACCTGCCCAATTTTGCGCCCGAATGGACATCGCTATCTGCACATTCAAATGTTTCGACAGAAAGCCCCACATGGATTGATCCCCGCCCTCCTGGGCTTGTTTGAATTTATGCAGGACGTATGCCTCGTCGACCGACGCGCCAAGGTTCGGATTTGTGACAAACCAATACTTTTGATCGAGATATTTTTTATCTTTCAGGAAAGACTCAGGAAATTCATAAATAACCGGGAGGAACTTATTGTCTTTTATCCGGCCGTCCCGGACGCCGCGGGCATAGTCGAGCTTTTCCGCGAAGATTCCAACAGGGGCTTCATCGGATTGCGTTGAAATGTAAATTACAAACCCCTCCGGCCGAGAAGCTAAACCGCCCTCCGCCTCAAGAAACATATTGCCTGCATTTTGCTTCTTGCCGAATTGCCATAACTCATCCACCAGGATCCCCGTGGCTTTCTTTCCGCCCACGGTTTCGTTGTCAGCAGCGACGACTTTCAGGACGGCCCCGTTTCGTCTATCCGTAATTTGCCGATAATGTTCTTGAATCAAGAATATATCCGAAAGTTCCTCGTCGGCCCGTACCATGTCCCGCGCCGGGGAAAATGAATTCTGGGCGATCTCCACAGTCGGCGCGATGATCAGAAATTCTGCAGACTCCCGCCAGTTACGAATCAGAGCCGTCATCATGATCCCGGCCGCCGTTGTACTCTTGGAGTTCTTTTTTGATACCAACAGAAAGAAGTTTGTTATCATCCGACGACCGGCATTCTCTTCCGTTCCCCCGTAATCCGGCCCCGGATCGTAAGCGCCGAAGATAGACCCGACGAAATCAAATAGCCAAGGGCGACCCGCTTCACCAAAATTCGGCCTGTTCAGGACATCGACCAGGTGAAGTTCCTTGAAGACAGCCAGGGCTTCGGCGGCCTCTTGAGGGAACAGCGGCGGAAAGGAGATAAGGCTTTCACCTTTCAGGACGCGGGATTCCCAGTCTTTGCAGGACGTTTGCCAGGTCATTTTGTTTCCCGAAACCTTGTCTTATTTGTAATGATTCCCTTCGCGCATCGCTTGCAGTGGGGAGAATAAAACCCGATTTCCTTATTGCAAATAAACGATGCGACAGACTTTTCTCTTCCGCAGCCGATACACCTTTTCGTTTTTGCCTTCATTTCCCCACCACCTTCAACTGAGGAGGAGCCGAGGCCCGAAACCGCCCAGCTCCCGCCGTCTTAGCCCGCACGTTTTTCTCCTCTTTTTTGCCTGCCCCTTCACCCTTGCGGGGGTGCATGAACGGGGCGGCGGCGCACGCCATCCGCGCCCTGAACTCCTCCGGCTCGTTTGGGTCGTTCATGATCCGTAGCATGAATTCCAGGGGCGTCTCAATCTTGCCGTCAACGGTGACCGGCGCCTTCTCCCCGTTCACCTCTGCGGCCAGTTCCGCGCCGATCTTCTCCATCATCTTCTTTTCGGCCAGGGTAAGCTTCTCCCCCCGGCCCACCCGCTGGAGGAATTCCTGATTCATCCGCGCGCGGACCTTCGTACCCATCGCCAGCATTTGACGGATCTTGTCGGCGTCGCTGGTATCGGGTGGAGCTTTTTCTTTCCTGTCCGGCTTCGGTTCTTTCGGTTCCTTCCTCTTCCTTGGCCTGTATTTTGCACCTTTTTTTGGTCCAGAGTTTGGCCTATATCCGCCGCGTGCCATAGTTCACCGCCTTTAGAACATTCGTTCTATTTTACCTGATTTTTGCGCCTTTTTTGCGCAGCCCGTAAAATTATTTTCATTTATTTTAACAATCATAATGATTTCGCACCCTTGCAAAATGAGAAATATGAAAATAATCCTTGACAAACCAAACGATAGGATATATATTAGAGCCAACAGAGAGACAAAACCAAAATAAAACAGGAGGTAAGGAAAATGAAGGCGCTCGAAATTAACAAGGATTACGGTTTTGTTTTTGGCCTGGATCTGAAAAAGAATCAGCACATGATTTACGGCGGCGGCGATACCTGGACCGCCAAAGAGGGGACGCGCGAACGGACGACGGAAAGCGCCGGGACGACCGCAAAGGCCCTGGAATACATTAACCGCCCCACCGTCATGATGGGGACGCCCCGATAACCGGGGAGAAAGGATCCGAGAAATGAAGAGCATGGAAATTAGGCAATTAGCAAAAGCCGGGGAGATGTCAAAATTAAGGAGGCGTCTCAAGGAAATTGAAAATCTTGTCGTTGCCAGCGATAAACCGGAGCAGCGGTTACGCAACGAGGCTGTGTCGATCATGGGCGTCCTTACCGATCCCATATCTAACGCCGCCGCCGCCCTTGGATCGGTGAAATCGGATCGCAAGGCCGCCAGTTCCCGCGAGAACGGGCGGAAGGGCGGAAGGCCACGGAAGGCGGTGAAGCCATGACCCCCCTCACCATCACCCTCACGCCGGAGGTGTTCGCCCAGGTTGTCGCCGGAAAAAAGAAGATCATCAGCACCAAGCGCAACCCCCGGAAGGATCGCTATTTCTCGGCCAAATCGCCGGATATGGCGAAAATCAACGGTATCCCCTACCGGATCACCCGGATCGAGGGGACGCCGGAAGAATGGCGGATTCACATTTTGAATTGATCGGTTCATAATCTCCTTTTAAGGGGCGGGGGAATTTCACCCCCGCCTTTTTTGTGGCTAATACCAGCCACCACCCCATGCGGTCTTCATAGCGAGATCACCTCCTTTTTCGTGCCGAGGTTCGCCTTGCCGTCAAACCATAAGACGGCATTACCTTCGGGGTCTTTTTTGTCCGTAAGTCGAAACAGACAGTGTTTTTGAATGCTGATCTTGTGCCGTGGGTCATTCCAGACGACCCGCAAAAGATCGCGGTGCGTCGGAACCTTTTGATTTGCCTTCCAGGACACAAACCCGGCCCGCAGCAGGTAATCCCTGATCGAACTTCCCTGAATCGAAACGTCAAACACGCCGCCGCGCCCGCCTTCCTGAGCGCCAGCGTCCGCATGTTCCCCCCGAGGCAGGTCATGGTTTCATCCACGACTATCTCCCGGATCTGCATCATGTCCGGGAAGTCCTGGAGGCTCTTTACGAGCCGGTCCATGTCAACGGTGCTGATTCGCCGGGGGTTGTCGGGATTCAGCTTAATTTCCTTGAGCTTTACGGTCTTAATCTCGATTTCCATGATGCTCCTTTGAACTTTACCCTACTGTTAACCTTCTAAATGTTCATACGGCCTTTTAATTCTGCGAATAGATAACCATGCGGTTACGCCGCCCTATCCGCCCCAGAGATTCGACCGGCCCCCCTTTGATCTGCGCCGTTACCTCATCATCCTTAACGCTTAGGCTCACCCACATCTGATTCCTTTCAATGGTTTGCCCGCTTGTGTATTCCTTGTGGCATGATCGACACAATGGCATGAGGTTTAATATATCATCTGTGCCGCCATCCTCTATAGCAATGACATGATGCAGCTCTGTTGCATAATCGGTACAATCATGGCATTGGATCAGCCTTGATCGCATGTCATGACGTGCTGCCTTGAACGCTGTGCTTATGGTTCGCTTCATGATCGCCCCTTCTCTTCCTGTTCGCTCTTTAGATCATGGCACGCTCGACATAGCGCCTGCCTGTTGCTGTCTGCCTCTTGCCCACCCATGCTTAAGGGCACAACATGGTCCACAATCAGCTCAGTAGCAGACACGCGCCCACATCGCCGGCACGCGTACCCATCCCTAAGCAGCACACGCTCCCTGATCTGCGTCAGCCTGTAGCCGCGTATCCTGTCGACAGTAGCGCTTGATCCCTGCCTTGTGTCAAGGGTGGCGATCCTGGGCTTAAGGGTGGGGATCTTGGGGGTCATGGCCTGTTACCTGTCGCCTTTGATGAATGTCGATTGAAATTTCTCCACTGCTTCCCGGATGTCCTTTGTTTTCCTCAACATCTCTTTCAATTCGGCATTCTCTTTCAGTAGCCCGTCGTTTGCTTTTCCCGCCCCCTCTTCAAGGCCCTTCACATAGGCGGCATTCGTCCGTCCCGTTATGTAGTTGGTTACGCCCAACATCATTGCCGATAAGATATCATCGCGTTCTTGGATGAACCCTCTCGGTTGATATATGGAAACGCCTGGTTTGACATCTTGGCAAACAGAGGACAGCCCCATCTCAATTCACAGATCACGCCACATGCTATAAATTGAGTTGATTGTCTTCCCCGGCAGAAGATCGCAAAGTCCAGGAAGACCGGTAGCATACGGAACCTTTGTTGTTTTGTTCTCCCTTATCCACTCCTTGAGCATTTCCTTGTCGTCTTTGCCCCATAAAGTTGTGTTCATAATTCCCCTTCTCCTTTCTCGTTAAGTGTTTATCCCTCTTTCCCTGGTTGCCTTCCAACCTCAACAGCCATGCCATGCTCAATCAGGTCATCGGCGATTGTGTCCTTAATGTCACACACCTTGCCTTTTAGAATCCCTTGTGTGTACCTGATCCGCTTTTTAATAACAAACCTTGATCTATCCATGGGAATTACCTCGCCGTTCAAATATCCAATGTCCTTCCTGACCGATTCCGTGTCCATGCTTCACCTCGATCCTATGGGGATGCTCGTCCCAGGTTGTGTGTGAAATCCTTAAGCATCTCTAACCTTTTCAGTCTAATATCTTCGCTTTCTGCTGGGATTTCTTCGGGTTGATAATCCCGGACATCCCTTTCACCGCTTGGAGTAGGGGGGGGCTTCTTTCCGTTCCCGCCATATGGCTTTAACTTTGCCCAGTCTGTTCGTATGGCCTCCATGAAGGCCGAATCCCAATCAATATATTGGTATCCGTTCGCCCTACACTTCGCAGTGAATGATTCAAGATGTTCGTCTAATCGCGTATGGCCTTTCTTAATTGCCCATGCCTGGACAGACGGGGAGACATTGAAATTTTCAGGGAGGGGGGATTTCTGTTTTTTGGTTATCCTTTCCTTTCCTTTCCTTTCCTTTCCTTTCCTTTGTGGATTATCGGGGGAAGTTACAAGGATTTCCGGGTAAGTTATTTTGTTTGTCTGGTAAGAAACCCGAATTTGATCAATTTCGATCACTGGGTTTTTCCGGTTTTTATACGCATCTCGGAGGCTATTAAGTAAATCCCTTGACACAATAACCCGGCTTTCCCCCCACAATTCAACATCAATTTTCTCTGTTTTGGCCATGAGGTTAAGCATATCCATGCCGATATCTTCCGGGCATCGGATCTGAGCGAAAAAATACATCCTGTCTGATTCGTCTTTTATGCAGATATGGTGATCGGTTTGCCTGGTAAGAAACCGCATTACATTGGTAAAAAACCCAATTCCTTGAAGGCCATACTTCGATTCAAGAATGAAAAGGGTTTTTCCGTCCTTGACGTAAAAAGGGAAATAATCGGCGTCGTGTCGTTCAGGTCTGGCCATCTATCGCCTCCCTCATCATTTCTGCCCTTTTCTTACAGTCCGCCCAAAACCATGGGTAAATATTAGCCATAACCTCATCCTTAAATATGTATTCGACAATACTTCCCATTACTTCCGAGGGGTATTTTATGGATAGTTTTTGGAACGCAGCTACCAAATAAAAGAGATCATCCGCCATAAATCCCTTTTGCCGTAACATATGTAAAATCATATTCTCGTAAGTTGGTCGGTTGGTGTATTCATAGTCGTGGCATGACTGGCAAAGCGTCATGAAGTTATCCAGAGGATAATCCCATGGCTCTTTTCCGGCTGAATATGAAAGATGATGCACGGTCAATGTGTTTTCGCCATCACCACAGCGCTGACAGCTCCATTCATCGCGTTCAAATACTTCCAACCTCTTTTTTTGCCAACGTGGATCTTTCAATTTTTCTGAGTAGTTCATGGTGTAACCTCCTTTTGGTTTAGACTGCTTTGCTTCGGGCACAATAAAAGGCCCGAGCTGTGTCTACGCCCAAAAGGTGCGCCCCAGACCTCGCGGTATCTGGGCAGCTCGGACCAAATCGTCCAAATGCAAAAACCCCTGTCGCGCCGGTGTAGATCATCCCTTTTCCATCCTGTAAACCTTGTCCGCCGTCTTTAATCTTGCCGTCGCCCTCGCCAGATCGGTTGTGTTTCCTTTCAGGATCGTTTCTCCGCCCGTGCTCAATTCAAATTCCGCCTGATTTTCCGACATGATTCTTTTCATCTTCGCCGTGCACTTTTCCGGGGCCTGGACGGTCTCGCGGGCGAATGACAGCTTGATCTCCGCTTCGACGCCCTGGGGCGCGGGGGAGAGTCCCACGCCGATGCTGATTTTGAAACCCTTCCCAACATTTACGTAAGCCTCGTTGATCGCGCTCTGGTTTTCGTTTAGCAGCGCTTCGATGTCGCCGGCAATCATCCCGACAACCCTGGGACCGATGTACTCTTCCATGATGTTCCTTTCTGCCCGGATAGGCTCCGGGCGGGCCGTGATCAAGTCGTCATCCCCAGACCGGGCAGCCCTCTTTTTGTTTGCACTCCCCGCAGAATTGTACGGTCATGATTTCCTTATCCTCGCGGTTCGGGCAGGGGCCGGGGGCCAGTTCCATTCCTGTCAGCGCATCAACATTCTTTTTTGGTTCTGCCGCCTTCTTCTTCAGGGCTTCCTTCTGCATATAGAGCGCCGCCCACTTCTCATAAGCCGTGAGGAATCCGGGAAGGTCCTTCATGGCCTCGGCCTTGATCTCTTCCGGGGATTTTTTGAAGTGCTTTGCGGCGACGGTGACATATTTCTCCATGAGCCCCTTATCGGTGGTCGCCTTGTCGAACTCAGCGACGGATGCAGAAAGGTCTGGTTTGTCTTCGGTGATAACGTCAACCGCGCCGTTCCTGTCCTGCTGCGTGATTTCCTCTTCCGAATAGATCCCCTGGAATTCATCCGGCCATAACTTCCGGAGTCCTTGCGATTCGGCCACCTTCATGATCTGCGAGGGTTGGTTATCCGGGGACCAGAAACGGGTCACGCTGCCATCGCTCTTCTTTTTTACATACCCTCGAAGATTGACCTCGAGCCGGAGAGGGTCCGTCCAGCCGTCCGGTTTCGCCTCGAACCATCCGCCGAGGAGCTTTTCACCGTCTCGGAACAATCCAGCAGTATCCCGGACCTTTCCCTCTCGGTCCTCGACGATGATACCGGATTTCCATCCCTTGCAATCCTTTTGCGCCCGCGCCCGCTTGCGGAAGAAATCAACACTGGTAACGATTGCGGCGGGGTCAGATGCCGAATACTTGATCAAATAGCAGTCACGAATCAGGGGGTTGAGTTTTCTTGATTTGCAGACATTAAGAAAAAACACCATTTCTTGTGTTGTCACCATCTCGCCATGCCCTTGCACTAAATATTTTCTGACCATATCGGGCGTGAGTTTTATTTCGTTGCCGTCGGCTGCGGTATAGATAATTTCTTTTTGCTCGGTACTGACTGCGGGTAGATTCTGTGTTGCCATACGCTATCCTCCTATTGTCAATGATGGTTGAAAGGGACGTTCGACCTTGTCGTGCTTGCTTCGGTTCTTTATGATTTCCAGAGGCCGAAGGTTTTTCAGTGCCCAGCACTTCTTGAAGTCTGGATCGTTTGGACTTTCAAAGTTATGTGCCGCTATCGGAATCCGATGGTCGATTTCCCAAAATGTCCCATAGTTTTCCCATGACATTTCGAGAGTAAAGAGTTTTTCAAGATGGGCTTTCAGTTGGTCAACCGTGTAGCCGACAAGGTCCTCCCATCGGCACCTTGCCTTTGTTCCGCTTCTCAATGACTGTCTGACGGCGCGGGATAGGTTGTCGTTTAGCTTTCCCTTTACGGTACTTCTTTTTTTACCTTGGTTTTTCCGACCGGCAAGATTCACTTTCTCCCGGTTCTCTCCGCGCCATTTTTTATGATAATTGATTCCATTTTCGGCATACCAAGCCCGGTTGTATTCCGTGACGGCCTGGGCGTTTTCAACCTTCCATGCCTTATGACCTTCCGCCTGTCCTGTTTTCATACAATTCTTACACCTGCTGCGTATCCCACCTGCATACCTCGCGCCTGTGTAAAATTCAGATAACGCCTTAATATTCCCACACTTCGTGCACCGCTTCTCTTCCATCGCTACTCCTTCTGTTCCGCCTGTGTTGCTAACGCTTTTTCCATAAATTCCCCTCCCTCTGTTAAGTTAAATTAAGGCTGTTTCGGAATAGATCGAAATGGCTCAAAGCATCCTGTTCTCTATCTTCCATGTGACGCCGATAGTCATGGAGAACATCGTCCAATTCTTTTTTCGTCTTGGCTTTTTCGATGCGTTCTCTTTCAAAAATATCCGCTCCGTAAAAGTCCTCCCATGCCAGCATTTTGGCCTTGATCTGCGCGATTTTCACCTTCCCCCTCCCCTTTCTCTCCGTTAAAACGGAATAACGCTCGTGTCGTACCAGTGGATCGGATTATCGATGGTGCAAAACTTCACCGATTCCAGGACCACAAAATTCGCTCCGGGATTCTCCCGCGCCAACCGCTCCGCCTCTATTTCCGCCGATTTCTCTGCCGGGTATTGGCGCGTTGGTCCTCCCCCGTTTTCCCTCCAAACCATCCAGAACTTTTCCATAACCCCTTCCCCTTTCTTGTTAATTATTATTTTTCCAGTCGTACCCGATAACGATGATTTCCCCGGAAGGCCGATTGATTTTGTATTGAAAATCTTTCGACAAGGAATACTCCTTTAGCGCGTCGTCCCATGTGCTCCGGTCCTGCGCTGCACACTCAATGAGGATTTGATAGCATTCTGCCCTTAGTTTTGCGAATCGCTCAAATCGATCGCATAAAGCCTTGTCTGCATGCCCGGCAACATCCCCGATCCGATATTCTTTCTTTTCAACTTCCTTTTTCATAATCCCCTTCCCCTTTCTATGTGTATTCTAAAATGTTTAATTTCCTGTAGATGTGCCCCATTACGTTATTTAAGGCTACCGTGCCACCGAACCGGAGGCCAAGCCCTTCATAATATTTTCTGGCCTCCATCAAGAGTGCCTGAGCGTGGCCTTTCCCCTTATCGGATGATTCAATCAAATAAACGGTTGCCCAATCGTCTCCCGTCGCAATCTGCGCTTCACAGGATTCATGCCGCCAGATATCTAATTCCATTCCCATTACATTCTCTTTTTTGTGTTCCACTTCTCTCCCTCCTATGTCCTGAAAACCGTTTTTGTTTCCTCAAAAATCCGCACGCCGCTGATCGCACGCGTCCCCATCTTGATCGCATCCCTTATTTTCTGTTCGTTCAACGAAAAGAATTCCCGAGGCACAGCCGCCTCGCTCAAGACCTCGTACGTCCAGACCCGCCGCTGTGAGGCCGATCCGCTCTCCGTTCGGGTTACTCTTGCCGCCTCTTGAACCACCGGGGCGACCACCGTCGGCGCGATAACCTCGATCTTTTTGGCCTCCTCTTCGGCCTTCCGAACCGCTTCAAGCCGTTCTTTTTCCGCCTTCTCCGCAAGGGCCTTCAATTCCGCCGCCTTCGCCCCGCGTTCCCTGGCCTCCGCCGCTTCCTTCTCCCGCTTAATCCGCTGCTCCTCTTCGACTCTGGCCCGCGCCTCCGCTTGTGCTTTTCGATTCGCTTCATCCGCCTCGGCCTGTAGCTTCCTTTGCAGGGCTTCCGTGGCTTCCCGCGCCTTCCGCTCGGCCTCTCGGCGCTCAAGTTCGACACGGGTGTTATGAATCCGGATCTTCTCCTTGACCGTCACTTCGGCTTCGTCCAGGGAATCGGTGATCATCTTGCAGATCCCGTTCACGCCCTTGACAAACTCGGCAGGCTCCAGGATGATCCGTTTCCGTTCGGCCTCGATTGCCTTCCCGATCTTCTTCGCGTTCCCTCCGAGCATGACGGCGATGTTGAGGCTTTCCTGATCCGTGACCGTCAAGAACTTCGCATCATGCCAGATCCGGGCGGCCTCGAAACGATAGTCTGCGAATTTCGGTTTTATGGCCTCCAGGTCATACATGAGCGTCATGCCCCTTTCGTCCCGTTCTTTTTCAAGATCGACCGCCGTTTCCTCTCCGATGCTGTCAAAATCCAATGCTTCTCCCATATTTTACCCCTTCCCTTTCAATTCTCCACATTCTCTAAGGCGTTCAATCCATTTATCAACCGCATGGAATCCCTTACGGTTGCCTCCGTCATACTGATTGAGCAGTTTTGCGTAGTGGCTCTGCAATGTCAGGCTCGACAAGAGGGCGGCCCCCAGCGTGGCGATCAATTTTGTGGCATCATTAAGTATTGTTTCCTCGCTGCCCATCGTAACCGCCAGTTCGGTCATTTCGGGATAAACAGCCTTCATAAAGGCATTGACCGTTTCTTGTGACGCTTGCTTTTCCCTCATCATTTCCCCCCTTTCAGGTAATTAAAACCGCTCAAAATCCCCGTGAAAGCATTAAACGCCTGATTGCCATCCTCAAGCCAAATCATTTTTGGTAGAGACCCGTCGGCTTTCAGCATGAGCGCCCCGGCGACCTCCGTTCCGTATCGTTCCCTTGATGCCTCCAGGTAAGCCGCTATTTGACAATTCCAGGAACGTGAAGCAACAGCCGGACTTTTGAAATCAACCACTGCTACCGTCTGTTTTGGGCGGATTCCGGCCACCGTTGCGATGAGGTCCACATGCCCGATGTACCCGAAAGCCGGATGAACGACCTCCTCCTCGACGGCGAGGACTTCGACGACGTAGCGATCAAACCATGCCTTGAACGATCGCAAATAGCCGTCAAGTTCATCAGGGACCGGCAACCAGAGATTATGGGCATACGCCGCGCACGCTGCATGAACCTCCGTTCCTCTCTCAGCTGCCGCCTGAAGGACATCCGGCGGGATCTTCGAGAAATCCGAGTAGGGGGAAAGAATCTCGGTGACACGGGGGCGGGTCATGTATCCATCTCCATTTCCACTTCCCGAAACCAGCGACGCGACACCTTCCCTGATTCGTCATTTTCTATGACAACCCGCGCTCCGTGTTCATCATGGCCGACGACAACCCCCGTATATTCTCCGCGATGGTGGATGACGCGGACAAATTCCCCGAGGGGATATGCCCGCTGAAGAGCCATTTTAAGATCTCCCGTTGCCGCATGAACCGCATCCGAAGCCTTCTCGACATTCTTGCTAAAGTTTACTTCTCTCATTTTTCCCTCACCACTCTCCGCCCGCAATTCGGGCAATAGTTATAATGACAGTCATCGGACATCCCGAACCAATCGCAGGACGGGCAGGTGACGGGTTCAACGGTGATTTCGTCGTCGGTCATTCCGGCACCTTCCTTCTTCCTTCCACATCATACTTTTCATAAAGACGATAAGCAGTTTGAAACATTGCATCCATCTGCTTCGGCGTCTTATACCTGTTCGCTTGCAGAAACAGAGTCACGGTATAGATAAATGATCGCACATCTTCGGGTAATATCTGCTCGTTCACTGTTTCCCTTCCCGAATCCATTGGATCAACCTCTCCACCAGTCGCAGTTCATTGCTTGTCGTTATCGTCGGATCGTTGTCCAGATATGGTTTCCCGTTGTCAGTCTTAACGGTGTAACATTCAAAGCCCTGTTTGTTCGGATGGTCGTGAATTATGAAAGTTCTTAACATTAATGCGCCTCTATGCTTGTATTGCCAAGGCAGGTTGAAACGGCTTCTTAAGTTTCGCCCCCTTGCTTATGTTTTCGATTGCCCACAGCGGGCGGAGATTTTTCAGACTCCAACACCGCTTGAAATCGATATCCTCTGGAATCTCAAAGTTAAACGCCGCCCTCGGGATTATATGATCAACATGCCATTCTCCGTAATTATCCCAAGTCATACCTTCGGTGAATTGTTTTTCCAGATGCTCCTTGAGTTGTTCTGTGGTATAGCCAACAAGCGTCTCCCATTTTTGGTAGCCCTTCCGTCCATGAAGGCAATGGTTTACTAATCTGGAAATCCTGCAATGCAATTTTCCGTTTGGGGTAGCCATGATTTTTGCTACCGCTCTGCTATGCGAGACCTTCCATATATCGGGATGCTCTAACTTCCATCTTTTCGTGAGAAATTTTATCCTATCTGGATTGTTTGTCCTCCACTGGTGCAGCATTTCCCTTGTCTTGGCCGGGTTCTGCGCCTTCCATTTCGCCCGCTGAATGTCCAATTTTTCTTTGTTCCTGATCCTTCTTTCTTTGTCTTTCTGTCGAACATGATCCAGATTTTTCAGATTCCATGCCTTTCCGTTGGCCCGATGACACTTCTTACAGATTGAACTCTTGCCGTACCTTCCAGACTTACAGCCATAAAAATCATCCAGATCCTTCGTCTGCTGGCATTTTCCGCATTTCTTTGTGGGCATGACATCGTTTTCCGTTATGAAGGTGCGCGTCATATCGCAATTAACCTCCGTCTCTTTATCAATTTCATCCTCTTGGATCGCATAAAGAGACGATAAGTGGCCTTCCCGTAAAAAGCGCTATCAATGATGGGTGGATTGCAGGTACGGGAAACTTTTATTGCAAGGGGCTTCTTTTTCGGCGAAATGTAAAATGTCTCGGGAGTCTTTTTCTTCCGAAAGAATTTATCTTTCAGGGCCTTCATTTTTTGCTTGATAGTGTCGAATGTAATTCTCGGCATTTTACTCACCTATTGAAGCCGGTACTCAAACAGCCCATCATGCACCCGTTCGCAATGAAGTTTGATCCCGTGCGGCGCGAGGAACTCCCGGATCTCACTTATGCGGCCCGTCGAATTAAAGATCCCGTGCGTGCGGATGATTTCCGCGTTTGTGATCGGACCTTCCATGATCCGATTGTAGAGACGATAATTTTGAGAGCCGGTCTTGTACGGATTCGGCGGATATGACGGTTGATCGAAGATCGAAGTCTGGACCATGAGTCACCCCCTCATCTCCTCCTTGATTTCTTTTGACGCCTATCCTTCCAATGCTTCCGCCTGTCGGTATGCGCCTCATGATGGAAAATGAGCCATAAGGCAATAAGGAAGGCAATCGCTAATCCAATGTAGTCATACCATTCAAACATTTTTCACCTCCTCCAACTCAATCCTCCAGACCCATTCATTGCGTTCCCATGATCCGTGGTGAAGCGATTCCCAAAGATCCCGAAACCATCGCAGAATATCATTTGCGCAAACAATATTATCCCGCATAGGGCAGCCCTCTTCGGCGGCCTCAAATGGCGTGATACTTCGTATCTGCTCCGGCCTCACGCTGACGATCAGGGCGTGACTCCGGGAGAATTTCTCGGGCATAAAACGGCCGGATCTCTTCTTTCCCCATTTCTCGGGACCGTTCACTTTTTTCTCTCCATCCGCTGTCCACAGGACAGCGGCGGCGGAGTCGATCTGTCCTGGAGCATAAGAATCATAGACGGCGCACAATCTGAAATTTTCCCGAATATAGACCGTCTCGCCGGGGAGGTAGCGGGGATTGATGTCTTTCCCGTTTGCTGAGATAAGATCAAGTGCCGGATCTATGTAATCCGGTTGCGGCTTCATCAGCCGCCTCGTTACCGTCTTGTTCCCGGCAAGCCAAGATTTAACCATAGCTTCACTAAAGCTCAATCCCTTCATTTTATAGCCTCCGCGACTAAGTATTTTGTCAACATTCTTGGCGGGGGAATAATTTCAATATTCCCATATTGTTTTATCATCTGTAAGCAACTATCCACCTGTCTCTTTGTGAGAGAGAATTTATCGGCGATCTCAGGCCAAGTGTGCGGGCCTTCATGCAGCCATTTTGCCACTTGCTTCCATAGAGGGACTATGGATTGGGCGCGAATAATATGGGCGAGAGTTTCGTTCAGACGTATCTTTTTGCGGGGATGCCTCAGCGGAACAGTCTCAGAGAACTTTCTTATCTTATCGAAACTTGTAAGCCCCAGCACTTCAATCGGGTAGGGTTTTCCATGAAACTTACTGACACAATTACGGATATTTACATTCCCTATTCCTACATCAGATAAAGCACTTTTTACCAACAATAGATTCCCGCTGCGTTTCAGTCCGAGGATCACGGCACATTTGCTCTTAGTAAGAGACACGCATCCGTCCGTGTCAAAAACTCCCGCAAGCCATTCGCCCTTATCGAAATCCTCCGGAACGCTCCATTTGCCACCCGCCTTGAATTTTCGTATCGCGTTTGTCAATGCAATATCATGGACCTCAACAGAAAGTGCCGTTCTCCGGTGATATAGCTTCGGATTAAATCCGAGTGCCGTCCATGTCGACATAATCATATCCGCGAAATCGGCATCTTTATTCCCGACGCAAATACGGATCGACCGGTCGCTCACATTGCCATCTCCGTGAATTACGCCGAGCAAGTAAGACCAATCACCATTCAGCCAGTTTTGCATATACCAACCCCCCGCCATTATATTTTCATAAAGCATAGCATATGCAATTAACCATGTCAACGTATATCTTTCTTTCCTCCATCCATGCCTTCACCATCGGTTCGCTGAATATCAGACCCTTCATGAAACCCTCCTTCCGATCATCCCCTTGTTTCGATTCTCAAACCAATCCCTGATCCCCCGGTAAAGGATTCCAATGCAATACAGGATCACGACCAGGAGACCAAGCGCGGTGAAAATGACGGCGCAGACCCATAAACCTTCAGCGAATTCAGTCATGGTTATTTCCCCCACCCCTTGAGCATACTCAATGTTTTCTCAAATCCGACAATCACACCAGCCCGGATGCCGTAGCAGATTCCGACCAAGAGGATCGCCGGCATGAAAATCAGTCCGCCGAAAAGGTTGACAATTGCTGCTGTTTGCTTTTTCATGTCCTCCCATTCCTTATTCAGTGCTGTTGCTTCTATCTCTGCCGCTTTCCCGTTCGCCATTTTTCCCCTCCTTTTTCAGTTTCCCGCCGCAATCGCAGGTTTCCTTCGTTGACCAGCCGGTCAAGATTTGTCCGCATTTCTCGCAAATCCATTTTTCCATGATGTTTCCTTTCGGGGGCCGTGGCTGCCAATCACACGGCCCGGCACCTTGATTTGTTACTTCTTTTTCTTGACCGGCGCCTTCTTAACCGCCTTCTTGACCGCCTTCTTCGCTACCGGTTTCTTTGCCACTTCTCACCTCCTATGGATTAGGGTTGACCAGGATTGACTGCCGACGCGCCGCATTGATCCGATTCTTGACGCGGGCCTCCTTTCCGAATTGAGGTTATGATAGACTCGGGTTCGATCCCGAGGACTGCTGCGATTTTGGGGGCGAAAGATTTTCCGCCGTTGTTTATTGCGTGGTGGGTTTTATTATAAGACCAATTCAAGGCATTTGCCAAATCCCGATAATTCCAACATTTGGCAATTAGAAATTCCGAAACCTTCCCAAGGTCTGTGCGTTCTGCTTCATAAGTTCCCCGCCGTTTTCTATATTGCAAATGTTCAGCAATATGGCACTTCTTACAGAGAAGCATGACGCATAAAGGTTTTGAATAGTCACTGTGATGGCGATCTTTGCGCCCTTCATGTTGGCATTTATAAGATATGGTAATACTTTCTGGATGAAGGCGCATTGATTTGTATGCCTCATCTTGAGCATTCATAACCGGAATCCTTCAATAAAAAAATCATCCGTTGACTTTCCAAGGGCGTCGGCGATTTTCGCAAGGCTGCCCGTCGTCAAACCCTTTTCGCCGCCGCTGTTTTCCCATGCGGAAATCTGCTGGACCATCACGCCAACTTTTTCGGCAAGCTGAAATTGTGTGAGACCCGCCGCCTCTCTATGTTCCCTGATTTTTTGCCAGTTGAATTGTTTCATAATACCCTCCGACGATTGCAGGGTATAGAAAAGAAAATGCTTTGTCAAGGTATTTCTTTAATAAATAATATCATGGATAATCAGGAATCTATAACCATGTTGGAAATGTGGCATTGGCGGGGTTGCAGTTTATTTCGTGCACCGTTTAAGGCA